CTGACTGACTCCAATGCGGACGTGTGAGTCCAGAATGATAAATGTCAGACCACTACATTCTTATTCTACAGCTTAGGCAACAAGTTGGATAGCAACACGACTGGATGCCGTGGGGCTACCCACAAATATATTGTAGGAGATAAATAAATGAGTTCTGAAATTATTGAAGTATTAAATGCTCTTTGCGAAAAGCTTGGCTTTGCTGCTAACTGGAGCACTCAAAATGTACTTCCTCAATTTTATGATTTAATGGACAGATATTCGAAATACATGATTGCTCGTAACATATCAGAAATCATGCTTGGCGTGATATTTATTGTATTGTCTATTGCGGCCACAAGAATTACCTATAAGAACTATGAGTCAAATGGATGGGCAAAAGCATGCTATGTGGATAGTTATATCCATATCCATCCAGTTGAATATTACAGAATTAGTAATATGGCCTGGGCAGTAATAAGTGTTTCAATTGCAGTATTTGTTATAGCTCTATTCGTCACTGTCATTCGTTTTAGTGGTCTTATTCAGTGTGTCATGATACCAGACATAGCTGCTGCTAAAGAAATTATTAGATTGATTAGAGCTGCATGAGGTGACGAATATGACAGTATATATGATGGTAACGAATGATAAATACGAATTGCCGTTGATGATAGAAGACACGGCAGCGGAACTTTCGAGAAAATTACATATGAACCCAAACAGTGTTGGAAGTGCTATATCTGCTGCAAAAATCAGAGGGTATAAGTGCAAGTATGTCAAGGTTGAAATAGACGACTATGATGAGGATGAATAACAGTCTGAGGACCTCATTTTGAGGTCCTCAGAAAAAGAAAGTGGTGAGAAAATGATTTCTATGGACGATGCGATTCGAAAGATCTGGAATCGGATGAATGCTGAAGGAAAGAAACTTGTTCTGGACAAAGGATACAATTATAAAGTTGAGTGCAACGTTTCTCGTGATGAGTGTTTTAGTCATCATTGCGGAGATGAAAATGATGGGTGCTGGGATTGCCCGCAATTCCAAAAAATCTTAGACAAGCTGTTTCGATATGAAAGTATCGATCCTGAACCTGAAAACATTGAAAAGATTCTGGATGCTTATGGTCGCGGTATGACATTAAGAACTGAGACCGCATTGCGGTTAGGAACTATTAAAGATATTCCGACACTGGAATTAGATAAGTTGGTTGAGCTGTATTATAAAAGAAATGTCGAGAAGACAACCGTATGTGGAAATCCGGATATTCCCAAAGATGTTCTTGATGAAGTTTGGAATGCTATGCTTGCAAAATGACCATAAAAATGCCCCGGTACCATAATCGGTGTGGGGCATCCATATAGGTTATTCTGCTGTAGAAATTCCCATCATTTGCTGAAGTTCTGCAAGAGGTTTCTTCTGAAGTTCGGAAAGTAGTTTTTGACGTTCTGCGGCGTCAGCAGCTTCCTTCTCTTTTGCTTCGATCTGAGCGTTGAGTTTGTCTACTTCTGCCTGGAGCTTGTCTCTCTTTTTGACGAGAGTTTTCAAACTCAATTGACGAGGTTTTTGGTTTCCTTTTTGACGTTTGCCATTTTGTGAACCACCTTTCTGTAGTGTTTAATAGACACTATTTAAAAATATAATACAGCATACAACAGAGAAATACAATGTCATCCTGTGACATTTATTATACAAATTAACAATAGATTCTTTTGTAGAAATATGAATGAATGGAGGTGCAAATGAAATACAAAGTTATAGGTCAAAGTCTTTCTGCCACATGTCCGTGCTCGGCACTTTTATCTGTAGAAAAACAAGTAAATGACTATATAGAAAACGGATATGTACCAAGAGGAGAGCTTAGAACAATACAGGTGCGAGATCACGTAGTGGCGTATCAAGTTGTAGTCAAAGGTGAAGAAAAACAAACAATAATGAACGAAATTGAAAAGGAGTAATACCTATCCTAGTGAAACTAGGTTGATTCAAGGTTGATAATGAATTTGTAAAGTCAGATATAGCAGCGTGAAAGATTACGAGTAGCTTGGGAGGACAATTTGGCTTCCACTGACACTATGATAGTGTAAGTGGTGGTATGAAATATATTGCAAGTTGTAGTTTCGGTAAAGATAGTTTGGCAATGGTTTTACGGCTTATAGAAAATAGAAGACCGTTAGACGAAATTGTGTTTTTTGATACAGGAGTGGAATTTGACAGTATTTATCGTAATAGGGATCGTATTCGAATTCTTTCTTTTGAAAAAGGAATAAAGTATACAGAATTACGGGATAATGAGAACTTTTTTTACAACATGATGATCCGTCCTGTGAAATATAAAAATAAAGAAGGCAGTCATTACGGATATGAATGGTGCGGAGGAAGAACTAGATGGGGGACAAGGAAAAAAGTAAGTGCTATTAAGAAGCATTATGCTGATACATATCCAGGAGAAGAAATATTTGAATATGTTGGAATAGCAAGCGATGAAAAAGAAAGACTCTCTGATGATCCGCATAAAATCTATCCGCTTGTTGAATGGGGAATGACAGAAGCTGATTGTCTCAAATTCTGTTACGATAACGGATTCTCATGGGATGAGAATGGAGTTGAGCTATATTCTGTTCTTGATCGAGTATCATGTTGGTGTTGTCAAAATAAAAATTTAAAAGAATTAAAAAACATTTATCTTTATCTTCCACAATATTGGGAAAAGCTTAAAGGAATCCAAAGTAGATGCATCATTCCAATGAAGGGTGAAGGTAAGTCTGTATTTGATCTCGAAAAGAGGTTCAAAAAAGAAATTGAAGATACAAAAGGAGATAAACAGTGAAAGTAATAGACTATAGAATTTTTTTGGAAGCTTTAAAAGCTCTTCCGCTGTCAGCCAGCAAAAGTGATGTACTAACTCTTTTGCTCATGATGCCTATACTTGATCAAGAGGATTTACCTATTGTGAAAGAACTTCGAGCGCAGATTGAAAAGATGAATTTAGAGATCGCGGATCGTGAGCAGTGCAGCATTGATCAACATGCAGAGATTCATGCATATCGAGATGAAATTCGAGAACTTAAGGCGGAGCTTACATGTGTTACACAAGAATGGGATGAAGCAGAAGCAGCACTTGTTAGCTGGTTCTAATGCTAATATTGGTAAAGAAGTTGGCATAAAAATTTTGAATACAAAATTTTGGAATAAAGGAGTGAAGCAAAATGGTTTACAGATGTCCTGTATGCAATGGAAGAGGTTTTGTTCCAGCAGGGTTTTATTCTTGGTGTCGGAATGATCAATGTACATGGAGCGTAGCGAATACGTTCACGGAAGTGTGTCGTTCATGCAATGGGACAGGAGTTGTTTTTGAACATATAAATCCTCCTGTCGTACATATAGATCATATTTATGGAGGAAATACAAATTATGAAGGATGATGTTTTGAGCATTGAATTTGATGATAAAGCAGTAGAGGATCTGAAGTCTGTAGGGGTTTGTTTAGCTGCTGCGATTGCATCTGCCGCAACAAAAGATCCGGCATGTCTTTGGGCATTAGTGCTGTTGTTCTTTGTTTGATTTTGTAAAGGAGATGCAAATTGTGAAAGAAGCAGATTCTTTGTTGATTGTGAACGGGCAGAGGTTTAGATGTGAATGTGGCGAAAATGTTTTTCATAAAGGAGAAAAGCAAGGGTTGTGGATTTGCAATGCTTGCGGGACAGAATATGTAAATGAAACATATGTTTCAGGAGACAGCAAGAATAAATTACTTAATGAAGAATATTTGCGATCAATTATGGATACAGAAGAACTTGTCGATTTTATAGAATACGCAAACTCTGAATCCTGTGCTGTGTGCGAAAAAAAGGAAGTTAACTGCAGATGTGAAAAATGCAGAGAAGCTATGATTAAATGGCTCAGAATGCCATATAAGTCAAAATAGGAGTTCACAAATAATTTACAACAAAAGTTTTTAAAAAAATATATGATGCGCAGAATCAACGTTATAATGTTTATGGAGGTGATGGCATCGGTGAAGTCATCGTTAAACGAATACTGGAGAGATAGCAAATGCTTCGGCTGTAAATATTACGATACATGTTATGGGATAACTGATTTCCGAGTCAGGCAATCGTGCACTAACAAGAAAACAGATGGTGGTAGGGCATATGTACAAGAAGCGCCGAAATGGGGAGAAATGAGTTATCACAGATTTAAGGGGTGTTCATTTGAATCGAAGAGACATTGAGAATTTGATCATCGCGGCATACTCGGTGCAGGATGCGATTGATGCTGCAAGCAAGATCGCAAAACTGGCTTGCTTTGGATTTATTTTCTGGTTTGCATGTTCATATGTAAACGTTCTGTTTGCAATTGTTTTATTTCTTCTGATCCCGTGTGTAGTTGGACTGTTCTGGGCAATGATGTATAGAGAGGCTTTTGATTCCGGCAAATTAACGTTAGAACAGCTGGAATCAGACAATGATAACGACGAAGATGACGACGACAATGATAATGATCACTTTTTTGATGAAGGAATGATGTAATGTTTGCACCTCCATTATATGTGGTAAGAAAATTGTCTTTGTCGTACATTATTGCACACAATTACAACATTCAAATAAGTCCAGAAGAAGAAAAGCAATTTTATGTGAAGCAGCAGGACAATATGCTGTTTAGACAGATTCGCATGATCACTTATGAGAGTGATAAATATAATCGTTTTGTTATCTTTGTAAACTGTGCCGGTGGACAAAATAAAAAGAAGCAAATGAGAAAACTCATTCATAATGGATTTAAGTTCGGAAACCAGGATTTTGTTTTGAGCGAGAGAAGTGCCAGCATGGTTCGGCAAGGTATTTTGAGTTTTGTCGATAAAAGACTAAGCAATGAACTAGATAAACGAATAACCATGGGCATTGATATCGACAAAACAGTTTTGAGTAAATACTATGCGTATCGTGGCCTGATGTACAGTAGCTGCCATTGCGTAGAAGATTGGATTCCCAATATCGTTGTTGTTCCAGATTGCTTTCTCACAATTAAAGATCAGAATATCAAATATGTGTACGATAAGCATTTGAAGTTTGTCGATAAAAACACCGGCGAAGAAAGAGACTGGGTACAAAAAGACCTTGCAGAAACTACAAAGGACATTGAGATCAATGCATTTGATGGTTGTGGCATAGCTCATCCTAAAATAATGGAAGAAATACGAAGGAGAATAGGAAGCGATACACCGGTAACAAGTGCGATCATAAGACTTCCATTCATAAAAGGCGTCGTCCATTCGATGGACTATGAAACTTTCTTTGAAGAAAAAGGAGTCAACTTCATAACAGATGTTTGGGGCGTACAACACAATGTAAGCCCTGGCGCAGAGCCAATTATGATATTGACTCTAGGGCAATATAAGGGGTTTCAATATTTCAATAAAACAAACACTATTGCCGATTGGGAAGAGTATTGGTTTCAGTTCAAGAAGTTCAAGCATTGCATGGGAATTGCAAAATGGAACTTCGATGCCGATCTTGAGCCTCTGTATACAAGGGCAAATTATCAGATTCTACAGGACCTTGATTTGCCGTATGAAAAATTCAGAAGCCTTGCTGATACAAGCATAGAGTGGTTTGAAAAAATCACAAGTGGTGATCCGGTTTATACTTTCTGTTTCCTTGGCATGTTTGCAGACAAGCACAAAGCACTAAATGATTACTGCGCAGCCATATTGAAAAATCCAGCAATGATGCAAGAGGACGGATGTAGACAGTACATAACAAATCTTTTGACAAAATATCGAGATGATATGAAGTGCGGCAAGATTTGGCTGAAGGCTACGTTTAAATTCATGGCTCCAGACTTGATCATGTTGATGGAACATATTGGAGGTCTGCCACTAAAGGGATGTTTGGAATCAGATGAGTTCTATAGTTTTGATAGAACTGGCGTGATGCTAGGAGAACGTCTAATTGAAAGAAATCCGCATATTTGCAAAAGCGAGCATGTTATATTGAAAGCAGTAAATAATGATTTGCTTGAGAAGTATTGCAGCCATTTAACAAATGTAGCGCTTATAAATTGTAAAAGCATAGTTCCACAACGATTAAACGGAGCAGATATGGATGGAGATCTTTGCTTTGTGATAGACGATAAAGTCATGATGCAGGGAGTAGATCGAAATGCCAAAATCGTTCTGGATGTTGAAGATAAAATTACGTCGTTAAAAGAAGCAGACACAATACAGAATAAAACAGCATGTATATTAAGAAGTCTTAGAAATCAAATTGGAGAAATTAGTAATTACGCGAGTGCATATCACAATAAGATTCCAAAAACAAAAGAACAAAAAGATAGATATGAATCTTACATAGGTCTTTTAAGCGTCATAAACGGTAAATGCATAGACTTTGCAAAGACAGGTGTTATGTATCCTGTTCCTAGAATGATAGCAAAATACGGAAGACCACTTCCATATTTCATGAAGTATGCGAGCCCGTACTATAAGAGAATGAAAAAATTATCTGGTGCATTATCAAATATGAACCAGTTGTGTTTTGACATAGAACGATGGGAAGGTAATTTTAGAAAACGTAGAACAACAGAATTTGACTGGTCAATTATGATTGATCCTGAAGTTGGATATACAGAAGAACACTTTAGAGAGATTGAAAAAATCTATATTGAATTCTCAAAGACATGTAAAGAATTATCTGAATTCGAAAGACAATGCAAAAATTATGACAGATATAGAGAGATATTATCTGCAGAAGGAATATCAAAAGAACTTGCGAGTGAGTTTGAAACAGATTGGCAGTATTATTACAACGTATATAGAAACAGATGTCAGAATATAGTTGAGAATCCAAAGGAATTGGCAAACATTGCGGTAGAATTGTGTTATGGAAAGTATAAAAACAGGAATAAAAAATTTATGTGGATGATGGCCGGTAAAGGCATCGTGCAAAACATCAAACAGGTGAATATCCGCATTCCGCAGCAATGTGACGATGGCGAATATGAATATCTCGGCAAAACATATACACTTGCCCCTGTTACGTTTTCTATTGATGAAAAGTTTGACATTGTCAGTTCTGATGATTTTATGTCTATGGAGGGGATTGATGTACTATGATTTCTATTGTAACGAGCAGCTACTTCTTGACCATTTTCAAGAATATGGAGAAAGTAATCGGTTATTAAAAAGAATTGTTGCTCAAAGCGGTAATCCACCAGATAAATGTGCTGATTTATATCTGTCAAAAATGGATAATAGAAAAGGTCTATATTATGACAGATATGATCTGATTGTGGACTTTGAAAAGCGTTGCACAAAAGAGAAAGAACTAAAAGAAATTGATAAAATAATTGTTTACAAACAGGATGTTGATTACATAAAATGCTCCATACGGGAATATAGGTTAACAGAAGTTGAAAGAATGTCATTATTTGGAATAATAATGATGTGTAGAATTTTACATACGGATACAATCGATCTGACGACACAGTTTAAAATACAGCAGTTTTGTTCTTGCTTTGGGGATAGTATTTCTGCAAAGCGAGAGAATGGAGAAAAGTGGTATGATTCTTACCATGCTCCAATAGGATTGAAAAACTTATGTGATAAATATCATATATTGCTTAAAGTTTCCGGAGAAAAAAGTGTTGGGAAAATAGGATGCAGTTATGTGTATTTTAATTATGAATTGAACGACAAAACAGTTGTTGCAGAATATGATGTTACAAAAGAAAACAATAAACTGAATTTAGAACACATATTTCGTGATTTACATATCGATAAACTAAAATATTGTGAGCGTTGTGGGAAAGAAATTTATACAAAATCGAATAGACTTCAATACTGCAAAAACTGTGCAGAAATTATAAGAAGGCAGAGAACAAAAGAAAGAGTTCGAAAACATAGAAAAAAGAAGAAAATGTAACGCAATTAAAGCGAATTTATATATATAGGATTACCAACATTTGCCCAGAGTTTTTCTCTGGGCTTTTTTGTTGTTTAAATTTATTTTGTTTTAAGGAGAAAATATTATGATTGTTATTTCTAAGGATGAAGCTAAGATGATTCGCAAAATGTTTCCTCGCGCACATATGGTAACTACTGTGCATAAAACAATGGTTGATGAGATTCCTGATATTTTGAAGGCTCTTCCAAACAACATCAATGCAAAGCGTGCACTAGAAGAAATTGAGTCATGGAATAAAAACCAGGTGTACAATACAAGAGAGGAAATGATCTATGAATAAATGGCCACGTATTGATGGTGAAACAGACAATCAATATATTTTTAGGATCTGTTCACATAAAGACGAAATTGGTACATGGTGTGACGTTGCAGAAGTCATCAATGAAACATTAGGACTAGAAAAAGATGAATGCTGCTATAGAAAAAGTTGGAAGGCTTTCCAAGACATGCAAAAGGTCAATGTTGACAATGCTTTTGATGGTCAGGAAATTCTTCAGAGCATTCAAGATGAGCGACGTGCGCTTGAAAAGGAAAAAGTGAAGTTTAGAGATGAACGGAACGAAGTTCGCAGACTGATGCGTTTGCAGGCAAGAGGCGAAAGCATGAGAGAACTTGTGGAACGATGCATTGGAGAATATGATCCGGCAGACTATCCACATATTAAAATTTTTAATGAATATCATGATAGAACTGATTTGATTGTTCATCTAACTGATCTTCATTCCGGATCTGGAATAAAAAACTCATTTAACATTTATGATAAAGAAGTCATGTTTGACAGGATTAAAGAGTATTGCTTGAAAGTTGCAGAGGTTGCAAATAGGCATAACTCAGAAGTATGTCATATTGTTTTAGGTGGCGACTTAGTGAACGGAGCTATTCATGTTAATTCGCGGCTTGAAAATAATGAACATGTGATCCAGCAGGTTATCTCTGCTGCTGAAGTGATTTCGTGGTTTGTGTCTGAAGTTTCAAGATTTATGGTAAGAGTCAGAGTATACAGTGTACCTGGAAATCATAGTCGCATTTTCCCAGACAAAGAACAAAATCAGTACGGGGAGTATTTAGATAAGCTAGTAACGTATATCGTGAATACAAAATGCGCAAAATTCGACAATATTGAATTTGTAGATAATAAAATCGAAGATTCTATTGCTAGTTTTTGTGTGAGGAAAAAGCTAGTGTATGCCGTACACGGAGATAAAGATTCAGTGTCTTCAGTGGTTCAGAATTTGACAATGATGACAGGAATGAAGCCTGACATTGTTCTGATGGGACATAGACACACCAATGGACTTACAACGGTATATGATACGAAGGTGTATGAGAGTGGATGTGTTAGTGGATCTGACACATATTGTATGGATAAAAGATTACGAAACAATCCGGAACAAACGATTATTGTTGTCGGAGACAAAGGAGTCGATTGTGCATACGATGTAACTCTTAACTAATGCAAAGAAGGGGATGAGTTAAATGGACGGTGAACGTAAGCAGGAGTATTTTTGTTCGTACTCCGGCAGACTTACGAGTTTTTTGAAGGCTTTTGGACTTAGCTATATCGATAAACAGAAGAATCCTGTTACGGGTGCTTCGTTTTGTGTTTTTAATAGAACTCAAAAACTAATTGATGTTGTTGAGTATTGGGGAAAGTGTAGAACTCTTTTTAAGGACTACGACGAGAACGGAAACAAGATTGAAAATAAAGAGGCTGGTGATTCTTAATGCCGGGGGGAAGACCGAAGGGATCTAAGAATGTATCTACTCTTAAACGAGAGCAAGCTGAAAAGGCTGCTCGTGTAAAAAAAATGATGGCCGAAGATGACGGCCCTGCATATTTCGTATGTGCATGCTGCGGGAAGAGATACGCGCAGCAAAAAGAAAACTTTGCTCCGTCGCAAAGCAATTTGTGGAAGGGAAATAATTATTATATTCCTGTTTGCAGAAATTGCATTGATAAATTATTTGATCATTATACAGAAGTGCTAGGGTCTGAAGAAGAGGCTGCTAAGCGTATTTGTATGAAGTTTGATATATACTTCAGCCAGTCATTATTGGATAGCACTGGAAAACACGCTCCAAATATTACACGTATGCGGGCATGGATTAAGCAAACCAATATGATCCAGTATAGAGCAAAGACGTTTGATGACTATCTTCAGGAGGTAGATGGCAGAATCATTACAGATCCTGACGACGCGCTTGAAACAAAGGGCAAGGTAAGTCAGAGAATGTATGAATTCTGGGGACCTGGATTTAATGAAAATGACTATATACAGCTCGATAGGGAATATAAGGATTGGACAAGTCGGTATGAGTGCAAAACAAAAGCACAAGAGACTTTGTTTAGGAATATCTCGATGGCGCAGATCAGCGTAAATAAGGCTTATAGATCCGGGGACACAAAAGAGTTTAAGACTGCAAGCGATAATTTGCAAAATCTGTTAGGAAGTGCAAACATTAAGCCGAACCAAACGAACGAAAATGCTCTTGCTGAAAACAATACTCCGGGAATGCTGATAGAAAAGTGGGAGAAAACTAGGCCAATACCAGAGCCAGCTCCTGAGTGGCGTGACGTAGATAAAATTGGGTATTATATTCGAGTTTGGCTTCTTGGCCCTATCCTTGGGATGTTCAAGCTGAAAAATCCGTGGAAAGAAGAATACGATAAAGAGCTTGAAAAATACAGTGCTCAAAAACCAGAATATACTTCTGATAATGATGAGGAAAACGAGAATCTAAGGAAAATAGTCTTTGGAGAAGAATAAGGTGGTGAATAGATGCTAAGTAAAAAGACCACCGCTAAAGAAGTGGCAAACGATAAGGCAGAAAGAATCATGCTTGGTGTTGCTGTGTGGTGCTCTTTTTACAGAGCAAACCCACAGCGTTTCTGCAAAGACATATTAAATATAGAACTTAAAATGTTTCAACAAGTGCTGATTTATCTTATGGCGATAAGTCAGCACTTTGTATTTATAGCAGCTCGCGGTTTGGGAAAGACATTTTTGTGTGCTATTTTCTGCTGCTGGAAATGCTATCTATTCCCAGGAACAAAAATATGTATTACATCAAAAACAAGGGCGCAGGGATCTCTTGTGCTTGAAAAAATTCAAAAGGAGCTTATTCCAAACAGTGATTTGCTTCGGGCAGAGATAAAAGAAATAATCATAAACCAATCAAAGGCAGAAATCGTATTTCGTAATCATAGTTACATTGAAGTTGTAACTGCAAGTGATACGGCTCGTGGACATCGTGCGAACCTGCTAGTCTGCGATGAATTTAGAATGATTGATAAGAATACAATCGATCTGGTTTTGAAAAAGTTTCTGACATCTCCAAGACAGCCTGGATATATTAAGAAAAGTCAGTACAAACATTTAGCAGAACGAAATCAGGAAATGTATTTGAGTTCTGCGTGGATGAAATCTCATTGGAGTTGGGAGCTATGTAAGGATTATTTTGTTGGAATGCTGGATGTTTCAAAGAATTATGCTTGCGTGCGTTTCCCATATCAAATGAGTGTGAAAGAAGGCTTGCTTTTTAAGGAAGATATAGAAGATGAAATGGCAGAATCGTCATTTAGTGATATCAAATTCAAAATGGAAATGTGCGCTGAATGGATTGGTGTTACAGATGGCGGCTTATTTAATTTCGACGACATCAATAATGTTAGAAAAATTATTAAACCGTTCTACGCGCCCAATACATTACTGTCTGGCAAAGGACTTGATATCCCAGCAAAAAAGCAAGGAGAGAAAAGAATATTAACAGCAGATATCGCATTGATGAGTTCAAAACGAAGAGACAACGACGCCACAAGCATTTTCTTGAATAGCCTAATTCCAGATAAAAATGGGAAATGCACAAGCAATATGGTCTACACAGAAAACTGTGAAGGAATAATCACGCAAGATTTAGTTTTGAAGCTTAGAAGGTATTTCAAATATTTTGAGTGTGATTATATCGGCATAGACGCAAAGGGTCTCGGTGCTCCTATTATGGATTTGTTGATGCATGAATGCTACGATCCGGACACAGGAGAAACATACCCTGCATTGAATTGTTGCAACAATATTGATTTCCAAGAAAGATGTCCAGATAAAAGTGCTCCAAAAGTCATATGGGCGATCATGGGCTCTCCGCAATTCAATAATGATGCGACTATTGCATTAAGAAGTGGAATACAGCAAGGAAAAATACGGTTTTTGGAATCAGAGTATGGATGTGAGGATATTTTAAGGAAGATTGTAAAAAATTACGATAGACTTACTCCTTCAGAAAAGACCGCATTGCAGTTGCCATATATCAATACAGGATTGATGGTAAACGAACTTGTGAACTTAGATTATGAGTCAACAAATAACGTTATTAAGGTTCATGAAAAACCTGGCGCTAGAAAAGATAGATATAGTTCAGTGAGCTACAACTATTACATAGCGCTTCAGATAGAAAGATCTATGGCAAAAAACTATGCAAAAACAAAGAAAATTGAAATCAATTTTAGAGCGCCAGCAATGAGGAGGGGCAGCTATGGCAGATAATTCAATGAAACAAGTTGCTGTCCTTTCACCGGATGGTACAAAGAAATATATTCCATTCAATGAGTTTGCTAGTAAGCTAAGGTATGCAAATTTGGCTGGAATTAAAATTAGGGATTTAGAGAATAACAAGGATTATAATCCTACCTATCAGAAGTATACAAAGTCACAAATTGTTACATATCTCGGAAATCCAGCAAGCTATGAGCAGCAGCTAAGAAGAATGAGCCAATATCTGTTCAATATTTCGAATTACTATAGACGGTTAATTCAGTATTTTGCGGGAATGAGCACATTCAGTTATATAGTTGTTCCATATGGCATTGATTATTCAAAAAATGTAAATGCCAATAAATTCAAAAAGGGATATTATGCTGTCACAAATCAGCTTGAAAAGATGAATATTTCACATGAATTTTCGAGAGCGTTGATGGTGGCATTTAGAGATGATGTTTACTATGGATATGCCTGGGAGACAAATGACAGTTACACATTACAACAGCTTGATGCAGATTATTGTAAAATAAGCAGCATTGAGGATGGTGTCTATAACTTCGCGTTTAACTTCAGCTATTTTGATTCGAATAAGGAGAGACTTCCAAATTTCCCTCCTGAATTTACGACAATGTACAATGCTTATAAGTCCGATGCAAAGTTGAAATGGCAGGAGCTTCCTAGTGAAAATTCTATTTGCTTGAAAGTCAATGAACAATCATATGTTCCAGTTCCTCCGTTTGTTAGCTTGTTTAGCGCTCTTGCGGACATTGAAGATTATCGAGCAATCAGTAAAGACGCCAGTGAGGTAAACAACTACAAAGCTCTTTGTCTGGAAATTCCTGTCGATAAGGACGGAACATTTCTAATCGACTATGATCTATGTAAAGAATTCTATGACATGATGTGTAATGTGTTGCCAGAAAATATTGGTGCCTTTATGAGTCCCATGAAGGTGACAGATTGGAATTTTGAGAAGAGCGGTGCTGTTAGTGGAAGTGACGATGTAGAGAAGGCCGAAAGTTCTATGTGGACGCAGGCTGGCGTAAATAAGATTCTTTTTGGTGGCGGAGACGATCCGAGTAGTTCAACACTTCAGCTATCAACAGTAAATGATCAGATGATTGTATTTATGATGATGCGCCAAATTGAACGATGGATTAACAGAAAACTAAAAAGCGTTTCCACTACTATAAAATTCAAGATTAAAATTTTGGATGTTACATATTTTAACAGAACCGAAATGCATGATAGATTCATGAAAGATGGTCAATATGGATTGCCTGTAAGATCTGCCATCATGGCTACTGCAGGGTATTCTCCAAGTGATTTGGAAAATCTGCAGTATCTTGAAAATACAATTCTTGAATTAGATAAAAAGGAAATCCCGCTTACATCTTCGAACACTCAAAGTGCTTCTGATAACGATCCTGGGCGTCCCACAAACCAAAGCAAAGGTGAAGGTTTGACTGATTCTGGAGAAAACAGTAAAGAACAGGATCTTGCTTCAGGAGGGTGATTAAATGAAAGAAATGAAGATTTACGGAAAAGAAATCGCGTTGCATTTAATCATTTCAGGTTCAGAGCTGATTCGAGAAGAAGTGAATAACTATGGGAACAAAGTGTATGTATTTTCTTTAAGTGATGACGAAATTCAGAATCTTAAAGATTATATAAAAAAACAACAAAAAACAAGATATTATTGTTGACCGCTCTTCATGAGCGGTTTTATTTTTATGGGGGTGCGGCAAAGTGAAAGCAAAACTAAACCGCCTGCCAGTAACTTTTTCAAAGTCCGGAGAAGTCGTAAGCAAGGACACGAGATTTATCAATGTTGTAATTGATGTCTTGCACACCGGAGAAAACTTAAATGGATCTATTTTTGATAAAGAGTCCGTAAATAAGGCTGCTGATAGTATTAAAAACAGACCTATTTTAGGATATATCGAAAAGAATCAGGCAGGTGACATAGATTTTAAAGGACACGAGCACGAACTGGTAATCGAAGATGACAACATAAAGTATGTCTATGCTGGTTCTGCTTATGGCGTTATTCCGGAAAGTTGCAATCCAAGATGGGTTGTAAAAGACGATGGCAAAGGAGTTCAGAGAGAGTATTTCCGCGTGGACGGATTGCTTTGGACGAAATTCGATGATTCATGCGATATTTTCGAAAGAGACATTGCAAAGAATCAGAGTATGGAGATTTGCAATATTGATGGATACGTAGACAAGAATGGTTATTTTGTTGTCACGTCATTTGATTTTGACGGTTGCTGCATCTTATCTACAACTAACCCTAAAATTCAGCCAGCAATGACTGGTAGTGAAATTGTTGCTAATTTTACAGCAGACACCATTACAAATCAAATCAAAGAAAAGCTGGATGAGTATGCCATCCTGAATAGTGTTTCTCAATCCTCCAATGAGGCTGAGATAAATTACACGAAAGGAGAAGATAACTTGGATAAGAAACTTGAGATTCTATCTACTTATGGCATTGAGCAGTCTTCTCTGGATTTTTCTTTGGAGGATGTTTCCATTGAGGATCTGGAAAAGAAGTGCAAGGAAATGACTTCGAACCATGAGAATGAGCCCGCTGAAAATGTCGGCGAACCAGAAAAGGAAGCCAAGGAGAATTTTTCTCTCAACATGAATGATCTTATGAGAGAGATCAGAGAAGCGATTAGTGTGGAGAAATACACTGATCGTTGGGGAGATGAATGCTCAAAGTATTGGATGCAGGACGTACAGGACGAAAGAGCGATTGTTCTTGATACGCAGGATTACAAACTATATGCAATTCCGTTTGCCATGAATGGGGACAATGTAGTTGTTGATTTTGCTTGCAAGAAACGAGTTAAGACGAAGTACGAAGACTGGGAAGATGGCGTAGAGAATACTGAAATTGGCATTAAACCTGTATTTGATGCTTATGCCAAGAAGGTCGATGACCTGAAAGAAAGCGAGAAAAAGGTTCGTGAACAGTACGAGGCTGTCAAAGCAGAGCTTGATGAAATGAAGCCTAAGTACGATGCGTATGTAGAGGCTGAGAAGGCTGCCAAAAAGGCAGAAGAGGATCTGAAGCGTGAGAAGCTGTTTGAAATTATGGACAAGCAGCTTGATGGCGTTGAGAAATATGCTGCTCTAAAGAGCAATGAAGACATGGAGTTCTCCGTTCTTGAAGGCGAGTGTTATAAACTACTTGGCCGTAAGGCCGTTGAATTCAGTTATGTTCCGAATAAGAGCAAAGATCAAAAGCAGGAATCTTTGACTCGATTTGGAGTTAGTGGAATTCAGATGAACGACAAAAATGGGAAGTACGGAGATCTGTTTGAGCGTTATCACGTTCGATAAAAAAATTAAATGGAGGTTTTTATATTATGGCAGAAACTAAGCATGCTGTTGTTCGTCTGGACAACATGACCGGCACTAAGCAGCCGGCTAATTTGAAGAGTGGTAAATTTTATAGTTCTGAGAGCCCTGCGGTTATTGATAATGCGCAGGTAGTCGTTCTTGGCGATAAGATTGACAGAGAACTGTATAAGGTTACTGCACCCAGCGCCACTTCTGTTGTGACTGATCTATATCTGGTCGCTACTCCGGAGCTGTTTTATGATGAGACTCGTACCCACTATCTGACTGAATGGGCAAATGAGGTCGATTCCAATGTTCGTCTGTACAAGATGGTTCCTGAATGTGATTGCTTCAGCGCCACCAAGGAGGCTTTTGAAGGTGTGCCGCAGAAGGGCAAGTTCGTTGGCTTCAAGCAGGATTCTACCAAACTGATTATCCAGGAGGCCAAGGATGGCAAGACCTTTGGCAAGATCATCGCAGTTGAGACCGATGGTTTTGGTGATGGTAAGTACGAGTATTTCGTTATCGATGTTGTGACTGCTGGTGCTGCCGCTGATGCAGGCTGATAACTGACAATAAATAAATTCTAGTTACCACCCCGAAAGGGGTGGCTTTTTTATTAAATGGAGGGAAATTAAATGGTTGATGAGAAGTTGGTAAAACTCGCTATTGATGCTCATAACGGCAATCTTAGCGGTGAATATAGCCTGGCAGAGAGCCAGGAAGTTCTGCGCCAGGCCATGATTGAGGCCAACAATGGCAAGACTACTATGTCCTGGAAGGACATTCGTGACGGGAAATGTAATGGTCTTTTCTCTATTATTGAAGTTCTGGTGAACCGTATTAGTGAAGAGGGCCTGCAGGGTGATGAGATGTTCAATCAGATGGTTGAAGATCGTAATCTGGCTCTTGGTGATAGCAATATTTTCCACGTGAAAAAGCCGTGCCTGTTTACCGTCGCTTCTATTTCTGAAGGTAATCAGAGCGTGCGTCGTCAGCGTATTGAGTCCGGCCAGGACATCACTCTGAAGACCTCTGTGCACGCCATTAAGATCTATGAGGAGCTGAACCGCGTCCTGAGTGGTCGTGTTGACTTTAATGAATTTGTAGACATGGTTTCTAAGAGCTTTACTAACGATGAGCTGAACACTGCCTATGCAGCCTTCACTAATATGTTTAACGGCCTGGATTCTACATATCTGCAGACTGGTTCTTATGATGAAGGTAAGCTGCTTGACCTGATTGATCATGTCGAGGCTGCTACCGGCGAGAAGGCTTCTATCTATGGCACCCGTAAGGCGCTGCGTAAGATCACTACTGCTGCCATGTCCGATTCCGCGAAGGAAGACGTGTATGCCATGGGTTACATTGGTCATCTGGCTGGCACTCCGCTGATTCGTATGCGTCAGCGTCATGAGATCGGCGGTTCCAAGTTTATTCTGGATGACAATATCATTTATGTCCTGGCGGGTTCCAGCCAGCCCATTAAGCGCGTTACCGAAGGTGATGTCACTATGATGCTGGGCACTCCGATGGATAATGCCGATATGTCTCAGGAGTTCCTGATGATTAAGCGTACTGGTATTGGCGTGATTATGGATCGCGAGTACGGTGCTTACAAGCTCTCTTAATTGAGATTATTTAACCCAGAGGCGTTGCCTCTGGGAACTTTTTTATTTGAAAATGTTTGGAGGTTTTATTTTTGGCTACTAGAACTACGAAAGCGTCTTCTGGAAAGGCGAATACTAGAACTGCCGCAAAGGCTAAGACAAATGATCCCGTTGTTTCTAATGATACAGTTGATGTTGTTCACAATGAGATCCAAAACGACACACCAGTTGTTTGTAAAAATGGGACACGAGGAAACTTGATTTATAAGTCCACAAGAAATCTTGGGTACGAAGTTGAGTGGAATGAATTCGGAGAGGAACAGCAGATTGAATTTGGAGAGCTGCTATCTATGAGAGGTAGTCAACGACGGTTTTTCGAAGAGAATTGGATTTTGATTGACGATCCGGAGGTTATTAAGAAGCTTGGCGTAGAGCGGTATTACAAAAATGTTCCCTCAGTTGATGGGTTCGATGATATCTTTTCGTTGAGTCCAGAAAAATTGAAAGAAAAAGTATCAAGCATGAGCAACGGAATGAAAGATTCCATTGCGATGAGAGCTAAGGAACTTATTGAAGACGGAGTAATTGATAGCAGAGCAACAATCAAAGCTATCAGTGAAGCTGTTGGAAAAGATATTGAGGAGTAAAAAGAAAATCTATGGGCACAAAGTTTGAAGATGTGTATGAACGCTATCGTGCGCGTGTCCGAAACTATGATTTTCTCGATTACGACTCCATCACTAGAGATACGTTTCAATACGATTTGCTGATGCTGTCTATAAGTGACTTTGAAGATGTATGTCAGAACGATTTAAACGATAGGGAAGATGAATTGCTGATGTTTAATATTGATCTGACAAACAGGGAAAAAGATATATTGGCTCTTGGAATGGTTCTTCATTTCATAGAGCCATATGTTTATAATACAGATTCGCTTCAGAATGCTCTTAATACAAAAGACTTTTCTTTGTATTCTCCGGCAAACTTGTTAGAGAAAATGACAGAGCTAATGACAACAACAGAACATCGTTTGAAAAGAGAAATAAATCTGTATTCTTTTAGGAATGGTGGTATTTCTAGTCTTACAGAATGAGGAGGTGGATGATTTGGATTATGGTTCATATGAGTCCATCTTACGAAAGGCTGGTAATTCTAAACGTGAAAGAGTAATCAAAAAATCAATGTCGGATACGATGAATTATGCTCCTGATTCACCGGCATATAAGTCTGTTGAAATAGAAGGCGTTCCTCACAACATGATGATAATTTCCAGTACGGTTACAAACCAAAAGATCATCAGATCAATGCCAGGGGATGATTTTGAAATTGGGAAAATTATGCTTTGGAGCAAGTCTCACTGGTTAATAACAGAAAGAGACGCGGATGATGAGATTACAGTAAGAGGGAAAATTGAGTTATGTAACAGAAGCATACAGTGGCAAAATGATGATACTAAAAAAATTATTACAAGATGGGCCGTTGTAGATAAGCCGTATTTCTCTAACTTGAATGAAAATAATTTGATGACGTTATCTAGTAGAGAGTTTCAGATTAAAATTCCATACGATTCCGAATCAAGTCTTATTGACATTGGCAAAAGATTGATGCTTGAAGAAATCAATGGGAATCCAAAAACGTATAGAGTTACATGTGTTGATGCAATGACTGAGAGATACGACAGAAATAATGAGCAAACTGGATTTTTAACATTGAATCTCGAACAGGATCAATACGATCCTTCTACTGACAATAAAGAACATATGATTTGCGATTATGAATCTCCCCATAAAACATCTTATGGTTCTATAAAAATGGAATTTTCTGGGAATCCAGTAATTAGACTTTGCGGAAGAGGCAAACTATTTAGGGCAAAAAGAGACAATAAAAATGTTCTGAATTGTCAATGGGAGATTGTATTTTCTGATAGTGATATCTCAGAAAAAGTATATTTTGACGGGCAAGAAAAAAAATCGAAGGTTTTTAATGGAGAAACCTGTCGTATTGTTACAGATGGAGACATCTCTATAAATGGAGAAAAGTTTACATTGATAGTAAGAGACCTCGATGGAGGCGGAGAAGACTCCGTTGTTCTGGAGGTGGTAGATTTATGAACCTTGAAGAACTTGGTGAATACAAGCATAAATTGGCATCATTGTTTGCAAAGGATAAAGATATCTTGAATCTTTTACTTGGAGATGTTTCAGACGATGTCGATACAGATGAAATGTTGCTTGGTAATTCAGAAGATTCTCCGGGACATATTTTTGAATTTGAATATGTACCAGAAATCAATGAGAAAACAGACACTTTTTTGTGCATGGAGACCGTTGTAGCAAAAGCCCCGACAGACACAGCATACACAGTGTATTTGTATGTGTTCCCGTATTGTCATAAAAAGATCATGCAAACATATAAAGTTCCAGGTCTTGTAGGGACTAGAGCTGATATTTTGGCAGTATACGTTGACAGAATCTTAAATGGGAACAAAGATTTTGGAATTGGAAGAGTAAGGCTTGTAAATAACGATGTGTATAAACCAATTTCAAATTATTATGGGCGTTGTATTGTTTATGAAATAGTAGATTTTAATAGGAGAACAGGGAGATGAACATTCCGTATTTTGAATTATTAAATCCAATAGGATTTAAGGTTGAATCAATTGGGAGAGTTCATTCGCCTAAACTTAGAGATATTTGCGATAAGGGATATAGGGAATATCAATATTCATTGTCTCTTATGATAATGACTCCGAAGGAATACTTTGAATCTATTATGAAATACTCCGGTCTAAAAGAGAACCCGTATGATCTTATGACAGACGATCAGAAAAGGGAAATCAACATGTTTGATATCTTTGTAGAAAGTAGTTCTACAAGAGAGTCTATAAGATTGGCTCTTTCGTTTTTTATCGAAGGAAACATTGAATGGGAACAGTCTTGTAAGGCTTTCCTTGTGAATCCGTCAAAAGAAAAAGATTCGATAACGGCAGACGGAGTAATAAATTCTGGAAATTGGCTTCAGGTGTGCGATGTATGTCTGAAGTGTGCTTACATTGATTCTCCAAAAGTACAACGTCCCAAAAAATATAGAGATGAAAGAACAAGAAAGAAATTTGAAGAATTTTATAAGAAGAAAGAAGAATTCGAAAAGAATAAACGAGCAAATAAAAAGGCAAATCCTGATTATGAGCTTGCAAATATAATTTCTTCTCTTGCTACATATCATCAAAGTTTAAACATGTCGAATATTTGGGATTTGACAGTATATCAGATCCACGACACGTTTAATAGACAACGAATGAAACAACAAATTGATATTAGTGATCGCAATTACTCGGTTTGGGGAGGAAAAGATCACAAGACAGACATGTGGTTCGAACACATATCTTAATTTTTTTATGGAGGTAAAATTATGGCTATGAATCCCAATATGGCAAACAGAGAAGTTATGAATCTTGTTCTGCTTGATTACAAGACTAAGGTTCCTTATCTGAATATCGACTTTGCCAATGTTTCTACTACAAACTTTACTGCTAACCGCGTGTACGCCAAGGGCGGATGGGGTGCTCCTAACCGTGTCGGTTTCGACGGCGAGCGTACAGGCACCCTGCAGATCGATACTCAGATCATGCCTGTCAAGCTGTTTGCGCTGCTCTCTGGTAAGGCTATTGCTAAGATGGCCACTGTTCTGAAGCGTGAGGAGCTGACTGCTGCAGATGGCGGTATTACTTTGTCTGAGACTCCGAAGGAGGGCACCATTCAGGTGTTTAATGCAGACGATGATTGCGGCACTCCTATTTCTGGTGCCTCTGCTGCTGCTACCAAAGTCACGGGCGAAAGAATTGAAGATGGTAACAACTATGTTGTTTATTACTTCACCGAAAAGGCTTCTGGCGTTCAGTCTGTCCGCTTTGACGCGAGCACCTTTCCAAAGGCTTTCGAGATTCACGGTGAGATGCCTTTTAAAACTGAGGATGAGGAAGACGTTATGTGCGATCTGACCTATTTCAAGGCTCAGCCGCAGACTACATTCACTCTGGCCTTCCAGAACACGGGCGATCCCACTACTGTTTCCATCATTTTCGACTGCTATGCGAACCAGGATGGCGACATTTACGACATGACTTTCGAGACCGGCGAAGATTAATTTATAATACTGGGCAGCTTCGGCTGCCTAGTTTTTGGCTTTTAATTCTTGTGAGGTGACAAAGTGGACAAACAGAAAAATTTTTCTACAGATGAAACGGTAGTGCCAACAGTTTCTGAAAAAATCGATATGGAACATAAAAGGACTAAAAGAAAAGCAAAACCAAAGACTACGATTGACGACATGAACGCAATTGAGGCTAATGCAGAAATTTATCATATCGGTCGTGTTACATATTTCAATTCGAAAACAATGATTATTGGCATTCGTTTTGATGGGGTTGGATATCAGACAAAGGTAAAGAGAACATATTCTGTAGGAGATGCTGTCTCTTTTACTGTGAAGAACGGTGAAATTATTGTCAAGTAAATATAATGTCGGAGCAAAATCTGAAAGGACATATGATGGAATGGTTTTTGATTCTGCTCTTGAAATCAAATACTACAAAGATATTGTCCTGCAAGGAATTGCGGATGGGAATATAGTAGACTTTGAATTGCAAAAAACTTTTGTTTTGATTCCTTCGTTTGAAAGAAATGGGAAGAAAGAACGAGCAATAAAATACGTGTGTGACTTTTATATTGTATATAAAGACGGACACACAGAGGTCGTTGATATAAAGGGAATGCCTACAGAGGGCGCTCTGATTAAAAGAAAAATGTTCATGTATTTTCATCCTAATGAAAATTTAATTTGGATTGTGTATTCAAAAAAGTACGGTGGATGGATTACATATGAAGAGTATGTTAGATTCAAAACAGAAGAAAAGAAAAAGAAAAAACGTGCGCTAAAACCCTCTTGATTTATCAAGAGGGTAATTTTTGTTTTAAGGAGAACTTATATGAAAATTAAAAATAACATTTCTGTTCAAGATAGAATCAACTTTGTTAATTTTGTTGTCGATAGCTGCGAAGTTGATGGAAAACATTGTCATGCTTTATTTGATCTTATGTGGCGTACTGCCGTTATTACATGGTTTGCAGATTCAGAAGGAGAAGATGGAATTCATCTTGAAAGTATGACACAAGACCAGATCTGTGATTTTGTTTACAGTTTTGACGGAATTTCTATTGTCGAAGACCCTGACATCGCAGAAGTTTTATCAGGTCTATACGAGGCATGTGAGAACGAAATCAAAGATCGAAGAGAAGAATATATGGTCGTATACGAAGAGTTAACTAGAACAGATCCTCTTGATCGCGTTGCTGTTGCGTTTGAGAAAATTGCACAAGCAATTGGCTCAATGAATGATCCTAAAATCTTGGCCGAGATTGCCAAGCAGGCTGGCTTGACTGGTAGAAAATCAAAGAATAACGGGAAAAAGATTAAGCCAAAGCCGCCGATTAAATTGGAAATGGCAAAAAAGGAGTAAGTATGGCAAAAACAGTAAGTAGCTTATCAAGTTTGGAAAAAGAAATTTCAAGAAGAATAAATGTTGCTTTAAATGGCGAAGTGAAAGAGTCTGTAGAAAAATGTTTTGAGAAACACATCAAAGATGATGTGCTGTCTGCTTATTCTCCAAAAGTATATGAGAGAAGAGGAAGCGGCGGCATTGAAGGAAAAGAAAATATCCAAAGTACAGTTAGAGATAGAGTGCTTATTGTAAAAAATGTGGCGACGTTAGAAGGTCCTCGTATTGATGGATATACGGCAAGCCGTGTATCTAGTACAGAGTTTTCAAAACTGTTAGAGGGGCAAGGTAAAGGCGTTGCAAACATCTGGGGTTCTCCATCTGGTGCTGGATATTTAAAGCCAAGACGGTTTGTTACGAATACAAAAGATGAAGTATCGAATCCAGGAAGCAATGTGCACAAAGAAATTGTAGATGCAATAAAAAGTCAGTTTCCTGAGAGCTGAGCAATCGAAAGCTCGGCTCTTTCCTTAAACGTTCAAATTTTGAATATTTAAGAAAGGGGCCGAGTAGCAAAAGGGGGAAAATCATGGCAGAAGATTTAAGCATTAAGGTAAAAGTAGATCCAGATGTCAGTGGTGTACAAGATAGGTTAAATCAAATATCGAAAAATTTGAAATTGAATTTGAAGCTTGTAGACGATGGAGAATTAACTAAACAGCTTGACAATATTAGCTCAAAGCTTCAAGGATCTGCAGTGGCTATGCAGAATTTTATGAGCTCAAAAGTCAATTCTGGATTTAAGATTACAGCAAAAACAATTTCAAGTTTAAGTGGCTCTTTTGGAGAGTTAGAAAATAAGATATCAAAAGTTGGGAACTCGGCCAGTAAAACAAAACTGGAATCCCAGCTTTCGTCATTAAAAAAGCAATATGATGACTTTTTGAAATCCGGTAAATCATCTCCTGTTGATTTTTCAAATATACAACAAGGTTTATCAAATATTAAGACAGAATATAATTCTGTTATTGAGATAGAAAAACGTTTAACAGCGGCTCAAGAAGAAGCAGGAAAGGCTGCGCAAGAGTCAGCAAATAAAGCGGCAGATGCTCTGAAAAAACAGGCAGCTGCCGCTGATTCTTTGTATGAAACACTTTTAAATAAGAATAAGGCAATCCCTAGTGGTCTCGATACACTCGTAAATCGTGATACATACGATAGTATGAATGCTGCTTTTGCAAAAGCCTCTCAAGCAAAAACGGCATTTGAAATAAACGGATCTGAGGAAAATCTTAGATCCTATCAAAAGTCTTTGTCTGACCTTGTTGTTTCTGTGAAAGCGTATAATAACGAACTCACGAGCGCGAACAACAAAGCAAAAAGTGATTTTGGAAGTTTATCGAAATACACTGCTGAACTAAATAGCAAAATCAATAGTTTAAAGCAAGCGTATTCTAACACATCAGGGATGAAAGACGGAGGAGTACAAAATACTATTTCTGAAATGGAAAAAGTATTGTCAGTATTCCGTCAAATCAATAGCAGTGACACGATGGATTACAGAAATGTCACAGCGTTGTTCACTGAAATGGAAGACGCGGCTAGACGCGCAGGTGTTCCCATTGAATCAATGTCTGATTTAATGCGTGCTCTTGATGTTAATTATCAGGATGCCTTCAATTCAATTCGTACATTTACTTCAGAATTGAAAGACACACAATCCATAGAAAGTTTTCAAAAGCGTTTAAGTAATCTGCAATATTCATTTACAAGATACGTTGAATCTAATCCAAATATTCTTGAAAATGACAGCTTTGTAAAAAGATATGAGAGTATAGTTTCTGATATTGTGGATGCTTCTTCTAGCTTTGATAAAAACATCATGAGCGATACGTGGTCTAAAAGTTCCGCAGAAATCGCAAATTTCAAAAGAAGTGTTCAAGAATTAGGGCTAGAAGGTAAAAAGCTATCCCAGATTTTCCAGGACTTATTTGGTCAGCATTTTAGTACCATGTTTGTTATGGCTGGGATTCATGTCATGCAGGACAGCTTGCGTCAGGTGTATCAGAATGTTCTTGACATTGACACTGCCATGACAGAGCTCAAAAAGGTGACAGATGAAACGAGCGCGTCATACGAAGCCTTTTTGGATCGCTCTGCGGACACGGCAAAACAACTTGGTGCAGACGTAAGCGATTTGATCAATACAACTGCAGATTGGGCGCGTCTTGGTTATTCAGTGGAAGAATCTGAAGAGCTTGCAAAAGTGTCTACTCTCTATAAAAATGTTGGCGATAGTATCGAAAGCGCATCTCAAGCATCGGAGTATTTAATCAGTACACTGAAAGGCTTTAACATGGAAGCTTCAGATGCACAGCGTATTCTTGATGCAATAAATGCTGTTTCTAATACGCAGCCTGTTTCTGCTCAGGACCTTGGCGAAATAATGCAGCGTTCGTCTGCTGCAATGAGCGCGGCAAACAATACAATGGAAGAAACAATCGCATTGGCAACTGCGATGAATTCCGTGCTGCAAGATTCGGCGAAAACAGGAACTACATTAAAAACGGTTTCTATGTATCTACGAGCCACAGAAACAGAATTAGAACAGGCTGGCGAATCTACTGAGGGAATGGCCGAGAGTACCTCAAAGCTTCGTCAGGAGCTTTTGGCTCTTACTCATGGAAAGGTAGACATCCAGCTTGATGAAGACACTTATAAAAGCACGTATCAAATTCTGAAAGAAATGTCTTATGCATGGGATGACATGACAGACAAGGAACATGCGGCAGCTCTTGAACTCATGGGCGGAAAGCGAAACGCCAACGCTGTCCAGGCTGTGATTCAGCAATTCAAAATCGCTGAGGAATCATTAGAGACGGCTCAGAATAGTATTGGCTCTGCTATGAAAGAAAACGACAAGTACATGAACAGTATTCAAGGTAAACTTACAAAGTTTCAAGCTACCTTTGAAGTTCTTTCAAATGACCTGTTGGACTCTGGAGCAGTGAAAGGTGTTGTAGATTTAGGAACTGGAGCTCTTGGTGCTGTAGATGGATTTATCAAATTGGCTGGAGCGATTCCTGCTGTAACAACGGCATTGTCGGCATTGCTGTCTATGTCAAACGTTGATACTAGCGGTAGCATTTTGAATCTGTTTAATCTTTTTGGGACCAAAAATGTCAGTGGGAAACCAGAATTGACTATTGGAGGAATGTCAACAGACAGCTTTCTTCAAAGTATAGATGAAATTAAGAATGTTATTGGAAGTCTTCAGTCTGTAGATGGACAATCTAAAACAGGGTCACTCGGAATAGTTGGATCTCTTTTGTTGGGCAATAACCAAAAGGGATATGACATCATGAAGAATCTAAAGACAGATGTACAAGCATTACAAGAAGTATTAAAGAGTGCATCGACTGGTAAATCAATTACGGAGATTTTGCCAGATATAAAGTCAGCATATGATGTATCAGATTTCTTTATGGAGTTTGCCACAAGCATAGACACTGCTGGTATGTCTCTTGATAAAATGAACAATGTGTATATTCCACAGTTCATCAATCAGGCAACAGGAGTATCCGTTGGTGTAGGAGCATTAGATGGAGTTTTGAAGTCTCTAGGGCGGACGGCCTTGTCTGTTGGCGCTCAAATGATCACATCCTTTGCCATAGGAGCAGCAATTAATCTAGCAATCCAAGGAGTAATGCTGCTTGGTGATGCAATAAATGATTTGATGCACCCGGATGAAAAACTAGACGAAAGTATTCTTAGTTTGTCTGACACTGCATCGAACTACAATACCGAGTTGGAAAGTCTTCAGGCAGAATTAGATAGCACAAACAAAAAAATTGAAGAGCTCTCATTGTCTAATGCCGGAGAATTTATAGATCAACAAGAAATCGACAAGCTGAAAGCTGCGAGCATAGAACTTGAGAATCAGATCAAGCTCAAGAAAATTTTGCAAGAGGAAAATGCCACAGAACTGAATAACACAGTTTCTGAACGTGCAAATGTTAAATCATCCGTTACGCTTTACGGTGTAAATGAAACAACATCTGCTGCTTATGACTATAACAATATTATGAGTGGCGGAGGTGCTAATTCTGCAAATTTCAATTCAAACGCAAAGCCCAAAACAGAATTTAATCTTTCTGCGAGCGGACAGTTTGGAACTGACATTGAAAATCTGTACGCACTGATGGAAGCTTATGATGAAAATAAGCAAAAATTAGCAGAACTTGAAAATCAATATTCACAAGGGATTATAACAGATAGCGAATATACAAGTGGGAAAGAGGCTATCACAACAGCTCTTGAAGAAAATAGCGCTCAGGCAACTGAAACAATTTCGAAAATACAAGAGATGAACAACTCTCTTGATGAAAACGGCGCTGGATACGAAGAACAGAGCGCTGCATTTAATTCTGCAATCTCCAAATATGTTGAATGGAACGAAAAGAGTGTACAGGGTCTGACAGATATGCAAAGAGCATATCAAGGTTATAATGACGCGATTGCCTCCGGTGATGAAAGTGCAAAGAAATTACAGGAAGCTGTTTCTGGTGGAGCTGTATTAGAAGGATCTGAAGCATATGCGTATGCGACAGAGCTCGCCAAAAAATACAATGTTACAGTAGATGATTTGATCGCGTCTTTGACTCAGATGTCGGCAGAGACCATAAATGCTTTTGATTCTGCAAATGCACGAGTTTCTACCGTGACAGAAGCGGCAGAAAGCCTGGTTGCTTCTATTGGTCTTGTAAATGATGCGTTAAGCACACAATCTGCCTCCGCTGGTGTATCTAAGGAAGCGTATGATTCTTTGATCGAAGCAGATTCTGATTATGCTGCAGCTCTCGAATATAGCTATGGATATATGCAGCTTAATCAAGAAATGGCTGGGAAAATCACAAAGGCTAAAGTAGAAGAAGCAAAAGCAAATATTGAAGTTTCTTATAGCCAAAACCAAATGCTATATGCGCAGAACAAGGCCGACATGGCCGTGTTGGATAAAGAACTTGAAAACAATCTTGATTTAACAGACGAACAAAGAGAGAATCTTGAGTCTGCACGTGATGCTTTGGAAGAGCAAAACAAGACTATTCGTGAGAACTGTAAAAACTTACAGATGCAATACAGTGCTCTCATGCAAGTTTCAAGTGCTTATTCTGAGTGGCAGAATGCTAAAAACACAGAAGATTCTGACGCCATGCTCAACGATCTTTCAAATGCTATGAAGGATATTGAGGATGGCCTGAAGACTCAAAGAATTGGTACGGACGATTTTAAATCTGCTGTAAATTTATTGATTCCTGAAGATATTCCAGAAGATGAAATCAATGATTACAAAAAGAGAATTCTTGATAAATTACTACAGTATGATGACGATGGAAACATCAAAGCTGCGGGATTAAATAATTTTATCAAGCAATTGCTGAATGCCGGAATCGCAGAAGCAAACGAAGATGGCTATATCTCTTTGGCTATGGGCACAACTCTAAGCGAAGCTGCGGAAGCTGCAAACGTAACAGAAGATGTTGCACAGGCACTATTTGGCGGCCTTGAAGCATATGGGTGGGAAATTGATTGGCAGTCCTTACTAGGGAATGAAATTGACAATCTCCGAATGCAGCTTGACGACCTGTATGGACAATTAGAGAATCTCGACCCTGATACAGATGCATGGGACGAAGTAAACGACAAGATCAAAGAGACAGAAGAAAGACTATCTGAAATTTACTCTTCTAAAGAGGGCGGAATTGATTCGGTTGCAAGCGATATCCAATCAGTTGTTGACTCTGCAAATGGAGAACTTACAGACGAGCAGAAAGCTATATTGAATGGCGGTGGCAGAGTACAGGTTGCTCTTGATCTATCTGAGGCAAAGCAAGAATTGGCTTCTCTTCAAGAAGAGTTGTCTAGCAAGTCTCAGTTAACATTAGTTGATACACAAAATCTTCTTGACGCTCAAGACAAAGTTACGGAGCTTACTCAGAAAAAAGAACAGCTCGGAGAGCCAACCTCTATAGAGATAAAAGCATATCTTGATAGTGGAACAGAAGCAGAAACAGAGCAAAAGATTCAGAAGCTTGCAGATGCTGGAATTGTAGACCTTGATGCGTCTGCTGCAATGACAAATCTCGATACCGCTTCAAAACAAGTACAAGACATTAAAAACGATGCCGGAAACGTTGTTCTTTCTATCGATACAAAGTCCGCTCAGAGCAACATTCAATCTGTAAAAGATGCTATAGATAACATCCCCACATCTAAAACGCTTACTTTGAATATTAAACAAAAGGGAAGTGTTGTAGGATTTTCTAGTGGGTTGTTTAGCGGAAGTAAAACTTCTAAGAGCTCTGGGTCTGGTGGTCCTGGTGGCGCATACGGAGGCGTGTTTGAAGGCGGAAAGACTTTAGTTGGAGAGCTTGGGAATGAAATCGTTGTCGATCCCAATGCCCGAGAATGGAGAACTGTTGGTGATAACGGAGCAGAGTTTGTAAATCTACCCAAGGACGCAATTGTTTTTGATCACGAAAAAACCAAGCGTTTATTGGGAACCGGAAGCGCTGGTGGCCGTGGACGTTCTCTCGCTCGTGGAACAGCTATGCCGTCTGGTAGCAAGGTTTCTGGTGGAGGATTTTTGATTGGTCAAGATCCAACAGTAAAAAATACATACACAGGAACTACCAGTGCTATAAAAAATAATACTAGTGCCGTTGAAGCAAATATCAAAGCGTTAGAAGCGCAGAAGGAAGCTCTGGAAAAACAGAAAGAGGCATACGAAGATGAATCTAATGCTTTGAAGATATATGGACAGGCTGCCATTAACGAAATTGATAAGCGCATTGATGCAATCAATAAAGAGAAGGAAGCCCAGCAGAAATCGTATCAAAGCCAGATCAAGCAGCTACAAGAATATCAGAAACAGCAAGATAAAGTTTATGAAAAACAAATTGAAGCTCTTGAAGACAAAAAGACAGCTTTGCAAAAAGCAAACGACGAAGAAGATCGTGCTATTAAACTTCAAGAACTTCAGGACGAGCTTGCGCGTGCTCAATCTCAACGGACAGTTCGTATTTACAATGAAAATGAAGGGTTTGTTTGGGCTGCAGACCAAGAAGCTGTTGATGAAGCTCAAGGAAATCTCGACGACCAGCAAAGAGAATGGAAAAACGAAGACGCAATCAATGCGATTGACGAGGAGATTGACAGAATCAATGATTTAAAAGATGCGTTTGACGAATCTATTGAAGATCAAATTGATGGACTTGAATCTCGTCAAGAGGCCATGGAAGAAGCGTTCGAGGCAGAAATTGAAAATCTCGAAGCTGTCAAGGAACAGTGGAATGATGCTCTTAGTCTGATTGGAACAAGTTGGGAGGATTATCAACTTCAATTAGCTGCTGCCGCAGAGTTTAATGATATGAGTCTTGAGCAAATGGCTGCCGGAGTGGGGGCCTATAAAGACGATGTGATTGCCAACATGCAAGCAATAGGCGAAACTTCTGCGGAAATCGATAAGGTCACTGAAGCAATCAATGCACTGGAAAGTGCTGCTGGCGGCGGTGGCGGTTCTGGTGGAGGAGAAGAATCTGGCGGCATTGGCGAAATGGAAATGGGCGGCGGTGAAGTCGAATCTTCTGGTAGTGGCCTTGGAAATCTGGCGTCGCAGTTACAAGAGGCTGGTGGTGTCAGTGAGGAGACTGCCGCAAAACTTCAAGAACTTAGAGACAGGATCGAAGAAGTTGGAGAAGCGAATCTAGCTTTGCAGGAAAAAGAAGCAGAATACATGGCTGCTTCTGTTGATATTACGTCCAGCCTAGCAGAAAGAAATGAAGCAATGATCCAACTCGGACTGGTTCAAAGTCAAATAGCGGATAACCAATCTGTCTTGACTGATCTTTCTGCGCAGTACGTAGAAACGCTCGGGAGTGAATCAACTGCGACAGATGAAGCTAGACAAATCGGAATAGACAGCTTGACAACTTTGACAGATAAATATGGAGTTAGTTATGATACCATTTTCCAGAAACTTTCTGAATATGTGACAAAGTTGACAGAGACCGGTGTGTTGTCTGACGCAGAGATGGTTATTATGGGCACAACAATTCAATTGTTTGCTAATAATGCTGTTACATCTCTTAGTTCTGTTTCTAGTGGTTTTGATGGTATTGTTTCTTCCGCTCAAGCTGCAGCTCAAAGTGTTGCGGATTCTTGTGCGAAAATCATTGCCTCTCTTAATGCTGCAAAGGCAGCAGAGAAAAGCACTGGGGTTGGAGTTAAGCACGCAACAGGTATTCTGAATTCTCCAACAACCCATATGGCAATCACTGACGAACAGGGGCCTGAAATTAAGATTCGTCCAATGAGCGGGAATTATTCATTGATTGAACGTGGCACAAGTGTAATTCCTGCAGGACCAAGTGAGAATCTTTGGAAGTTTGGACTGAATCCGGACGCATTCATTGCTAGGCATATTAACCAAAGAGCAGTTCCGAAAATAGAGATTTCTGAACCTGTTAGCGGCGGAGTGTCTATTGGTGACGTGAGTATAGAAATGTATGGAGTCAATGACGTTGAAAGCTTTGGTAGTGTTCTTGCTCAGAAAGCTCCAGCGATTATTGCTCAGACATTCTCTCGGAGGAAATGATATGAATCAAAAAGATGTAAATGGAATTTCTGTTCTAATTGATAAGTTATATATTGCCACAAAAAAGCTGATTTCTCAGGCAGGGTTCGACAGAACATCGATTGGCCAGGTTGTTGGCGTAAATGGAGATGGTTCATATAGAGTCGCCGCATTTTCTGGAACATATACACTTCCATATAAGGAACAACTTAAAGTTGGAGACATAGTTAGGGTTAAAGTGCCTCAAAACATTTGGAAAGATATGTATATAGAATCTGTGGCTTAAAATAATAGCCAGCAGCAACGGCTTTGTAGGCTGCTTTATATTGAAATGATTTTTTGCCGTAGCGATTCAAGCTACGGCTTTTTTATAAGAGGTGATGTCATGGCACAGCCTGTTTTATATACAATACCATCGTTTGACGCAATACTTGGGACAAATATCCCTTTTGCATATGATGGCGATCAGGTTTTTGGAAACGAACTTGTTATTATCGACAATGAAACAGAGGCTCAAGTTTATGATGTGACAATGAAGTACTGGATGCGCTTATATCATACAGTCGGTGTCGATAGCGGTCTTGTAAATGGGAAATATTATGCCTGTAAAGTGCGAGTATTCAATAAAGAAAACGAGCCAAGCGAATGGAGTACATGGAGATCGTTTTACTGCTTTAAAACCCCTATTTTGTCTTTTACGAATCTTGAAGAGGGACAAATTTTACAAGCGAGTGAGTTTACGTTCCAGCTTTCGTATCAACAGGAACAAAATGAACCATTGAATGTCTATAACGTAATGTTATACAACGCAAACCGAGTCCTTTTGTCAAAGAGTGAAAACTTGTATGGGTCAGAAGAACTGAAATACACCATAAGACAACTAGAAGATGGAACTCAATATTATATACGGGCAACCGGCAACACACTGAACGGAATGAGCGTAGATACCGGATACATAAATTTCAGTGTTAAGTATGTTGTACCATCGTACTGGACATATGTTGATCTTTCGAACAATAAAGATGACGGAAGCATTCGAATCAGCTGCAATATTAGATCAATTACTGGTTCGTTTGAAGGCGAAGGGGACCCAGTTTATATTGACGACAAAATGATAGATCTAACACAAGGAAATGGTAAAGTCGTTTTTAATGATGGGTTTGTACAATCTGGTGATTTTACTGTAAAGATCCTTGGTAAAGATTTCATAAATAATATGATATTTTTTGAAATGGACGACGATTCTGGATCAAAAGTGAATCTGTCATATAAAGAGGGATGGTTTTCTCCTGATTCACAATTCGCTGATGGGAAAGAAATAGATGACGAAGCGCTTGGGTGCTTTATTCCATACATAGTGATGAAGGCAGAATCTGTAAATGGATTGCTTGTATACACAATTACAAGTGATGCATTGGAGAAATTGACAGATGAAACAGAATATTTGATCGTTTTAAAAAGAGTTGGGATGTATTATTACATTTCTGCCAAGGTGGTTTCTATTGCTGAAGTAAGGCAAGAATAAGGAGGTGAACAATCTTGTTTTTTTGTGGAATGTGTATTTCTGGATATAGGCACTCTTTAGATAATACATTTATTGTAACGGAGAGTGTTCAATACTTATTCGTTCAAAACGGCATTTTCGATAGACTATTTGTTACAAGAAACACCTCTAACCAGATCGAAGAATTCCCTGGATGGGACTATGACACAATTCTTGATGCCAAATTTAACGGAGATCTAGTGGCTGGAAATATCGCCTATATGATTGATCAGATTGATGCTATTAGAGTGAAAAGAAAGCGAGCAGACTCTTATTCGTGGCTTACTCTTTACGAAATACCAATTGAAAGTACAGAAGATCTATATTTTGAAAGATACGATAGATACGCTGCAAATGGTATCAAATACGAGTATGCACTTGTTCCAGTAATCGGATCTCAAGAAGGTTATGTGAACAAAAACTCTATTATTCCTGAATTCTATGGCTGTTTTATTTATGAAAAAGAGACCGGATATGTTACCGACTTAGAGATTGAAAAGGGAACCATTACAAGAAATAAATACACGAATACGGTTACGACTTTAAGCAGTAAGTATCCATATGTTATAAGTAATGGAGCGGCGAATTTTGATAGCGGCAAATTTAGCATGATGTTCTTGCCGAAGGATGAAACAAAAGAATATACACCAATAGGCGCATATCAGTACAGAGAAGAGATAAAACAATTCTTGAATGACGGACGGCCTAAAATCCTGAAATTGGCGGATGGAAGGACTTGGATGATTATGATCATCGATTCTTTGGATGAAGATAATGGATCTATCGAAGGTTATGTTCATACGTCATTCAGTTGGGTTGAAATTGGAAATCCAGAATCTAGTTCTGATTTATATGAAAACAATTTTATTGATGTAAATCTGGAGGGATAAATATGTATGAAGTTCAACAGATTGACATCGACATTTTAAAACAACGAGCAAAAACGATATATACAAAGATTGAGCTTTTAAATAACGAAATGCTTGTTATGGATGAAATCCAAGGAGCGTTTATTGATGGTGGAATTTCAATAGATTCTGGGAGCGATATCCGAAGAACATTTGATGGAACCATCCTTGTTAAAGATGATACATATATTACATCTGAAACTTCAAGAATTTGGTTGGATAAGAAAATCAGGGTGTATATTGGATTCCTATATCAAAGAACGCAAGAAATCCATTGGTATTCATTAGGTGTTTTTAATTTTTGTGACAACTCATTCAATTATGATGAAAAAACAAAGGAATTAAAAGTCAGCTGTCTGGATCTTATGAGCTCTTTAAATGGAGATCTTGGTGGTGTGCTTATTGGAAGCGAGACAAAAATACCTATTGACAGTAAAATTCGAGATGCGATGGTAAAAACTGTAACGCAGTTGGGCGGAATTAGTAAATATAGGATTACCTATCAAAGCGATGTTGTTCCATATGATATGTCATGGGGAACTGGAGCAACTGTATGGGAAATATTAGAAGAATTGCGTGACCTATATTATAGCTATGAGATGTTTTTCGATGAAGATACTTTTGTGTGTCAGAGAGTTCCAATGGATTCTGGTGAGCCGGTTGTTATGTCAAATGAATTGTTCGACCAATTTGTTTTATCAGAAGGGATGTCTAATTCATTTAGTGAAGTGAAGAACGTCATTGAAGTATGGGGAGAAACAACAAAGGCGAATTATTATTCTGAAGAAACAACATATAAAAACGGCGTATATACATTTAAGCTAAAAGGCGCTCAAATAAAAGACAATAAAAAGTTTAGTTTTTTAGCTCCGGCTACTAATCCTGAAGGATGTAAAATAAAAATCATCAATAATGAAGCTCAGGAAGATGGATCAGATAAAGATGTTGAATATGGCCCGTATACATTGTATAGATCGTCTGTTGACGATACGGGTGAAGACGTTTTGATAGATAGCGGGATAATGGAAGCCGACAAGCATTATGTTGTAAAACTTAAAAAGGAAAGATTCTATTTTGTTGGGCAGACACAAATACATGCAATGGCTAAATTGGTGGACAAGCTTCCAACTTCTGAAGAAGCAGCAAAAGATAAAGAAAAATATGCTTGTGACAATATCGGTTATGTTGTGAATCCGGAAAGCCCGTTTACTGTATCCAAAATTGGAGAGATAAATAAAGTCTGTGAAGGCGGAGATTTTGCAAAAATATATACGGATGAACTCGCTTTGCAGAGAGCAGAGTATGAGTTATATGTATCCAGCAGATTGACCGACAGTGTTAGTGTTGAATGCATTCTGATTCCGTGGCTGGATGTCAACAATAAAGTTGGCTACACGTCTAAAAATAGCAAGACTCATAGAGCCGAGCAGTACATGATAAACAATATCAGTTTTGATATTGGAGATGGAACTATGAAAATCAAAATGTCTCATTTTTATCCGTATTATCCAAACACTGTTCAATTAGTTCCTACAGAAACCGATGAAAGTTGAGGTGTTTATATGAGTGTTAAATATCCGGATCTTGATTGTAATTTCCCGGAATCGGTAGATAATATTGATAAAATGCAGGACTTAACTACAGTTACAAAGCCACTTGCTGATCAATATTATGAATTGATAAATGCTGGTAAAATTCAAGAAGCAAATACATTTTTGTCAAATAATTCGCGCCTTTCGTATTCAATATTCAATGCGATTAAATTCAACAAGCTTAGAGATTCTATTATCGCTGTGCAAAGAATGTTTAGAGACGACATTGACGAATATTTGGGCCAGTTACACGATCTAGAATCCATAGACGGTGGAATGTATTGAATTTTTCTTCATAAATTCAATACAAAGATATCAATGCTAAAAAATATAAGTATAAGGGGGCTAAGATGCACACAATTGTAGTAGACGAAAATGGTTGTATGCATACATCTGTTTTTGAGCCGATTATACAAAAATCCAATTTGGTAAATTCATTGAAAATATTGATTCCGAGATACTATAACGAGTTTGATATGCATGATTTTACTGCAATGCTAGAATATAAAACTCCAGAACAAAGCAAGGTCGGAATTGTTGATTTAGAAGATAATGTGATACTCGAAAATGGATATATTCAATACATTGTTCCTGTTGATATCAAAATGACGAGCGAAGCCGGATTTTTAAAAATCATGATGGGTTTTACACAAAGCGACGAAGATGGAAAGCTTCTATTTGTGAGGAGAGTCGGACCAGCAGACGTGTTTATAAAAGATATAGGAGAATGGGAAGGAGAAGATCCAGATGGAGAATTGGATTCGATTGATCAAAAAATAGCAGAAATGCAAGAAATGATTGATGAATTAAAAACTTCACAGAAAGAGTTAGACGACAGTAAGGCTGACAATATTTCTTATGAAGATAACATAATACAGCTTCTCTCAAATGGAAAATCAATTGGAGATTCGTATGAAATTCAGGGACAAAATTTAACATGGCAAGAAATATAGTTTTTGGGAGGAGAATACTATGGCAAATTTAATCCCAATTCAAACATCGGAATATAAGTTGCAAGATATAGAAATTGTAGATGGGCAGTTGATAGTGTGTATTGATACAGGATCAATATATAAAGATTCAGCTGGTAAAAGAATTAAGCTTGGTTCTGAATTTGAAACAGTGGATTCTCTTCCGGAATATCCACAAAGAAAGAAACTTTATTTTATAAACAAAACAAATGATTTGTGGGTATATGATGGTGAATGGGTAAAAATAAACGGGTCTTTGCTTGCAAGAGAAGATCCTGACGGCGGAATTGATTTAATATTAGGAACACAAGGTTCTGAATCCGGTGTCAAATTTAAAGGTGAAGGTGCTACGTCGGTTAGCATGGACGGAGACACAATTTCTATTCTTACTGATCCAAATGGAGCTATAAATGTAATTAGCAATTTGGAAATAGATAAAATATTATCAATGTAAAGGAGTAATAATATGGGTTTTTTGAATAGTGATGGCCTGAGCCATCTAGTGCAGGGAATTAAAGCTATGTTAAACAAAAAGGTAGATAAAGTAGAAGGGAAGGGGCTATCTACTAACGATTACACAAATGAAGAAAAAGTAAAACTCAGCGGCCTTCAGAATTATGTTCATCCTAGTGTTCCTGGTAATAAACATATTCCGTCTGGAGGACAAACAAACCAAGTTCTTAGATGGTCAGCTGATGGCACTGCTACTTGGGGAGAGGATAAAGATACAACATACGAAGTAGCAACTGGTAGCAAAGATGGGCTGATGGGATCTACTGATAAGTCGAAATTGGATGGAATTGAGAGTGGAGCTAATAATTATCAGCATCCTACTCATACGTCTTTTGAAAGCGGTATTTATAAAATTACGGTTGACGAGCAAGGTCACATTACTGCTGCACAACTGGTTTCCAAGCAAGACATTGTAAGTTTAGGAATCCCCGCTCAAGATACCACTTATCAAGAAGCTACGACATCTGAAGCTGGATTGATGTCTTCTACAGACAAGACAAAATTGGACGGCATTCAAAACGGAGCTAATAATTACGAGCATCCGTCTTATCCTCAGAAAGAGTCTGGATTGTACAAAGTTACTGTTGATAATACAGGGCATGTGTCCGCGACTGATTCTGTTACAAAGGATGATATCACAAAGCTTGGTATTCCAGCGCAGGACACTACTTATACTCCGGCAACGCAGTCGCAAAATGGTTTGATGGCGAGTTCTGATAAAACAAAGTTGGATAATATTCCGACCCCTAGTTCTATCGCTACACAGACCTATGTTGCTGAACAGATTTCTGCGGCTGGTCATATTACAAAATCTATTGTGGCCAAGCTGCCTGATCCGGGAGAGGCGAAGGAAAACGTCATTTACATGGTTCCCAAGACAGAGGCTGATGACAATAGCTCCTATGATGAGTATATGCTGATTGAAGGCGCTCTTGAGATGATTGGAAATACAAAGACGGTTATTGATCCGATTCCAAATGCTGAAATTGACGATCTATTGAACGGTTGATTTATATTTGTTTGAGGTAAAGTATGAATTTTTTGGACTATAATGGATTGTCTAGGTTTTTCTCTGGACTTAAAAATATCTTTGCAGAAAAGGAACATTCCCACCAGGAAGTCAGCACATCTACCAATGGATTCATGTCGGCCTCTGATAAACAAAAATTGGATTCGGTTGATATTCGAAAAATATGTATATTTGATGGTACTGTTTCCGAAAATCCTGAAACTATTGAGACTACATGCGACTATATTGATGGTGGTCAATATTAAGAGAGGTGTATTAGATGGCTGACATATTGTACAAGAGCTCTAGTGGAATCAATGTTGATGGAAAACATTATGCATTCCCGACATTTGCAAGTTTAGTTTACATTGATGGACAAAAGACAACTATTGATAAAAAGATTTCATCTATAGAAAAAGCCATCGGAAGTTCTGATGGAAGTATCGATGGTGGAGAATATTAAGAACAGAATCCTCCCGCAACATTGCGGGAGGATTTTTGGCTTATTGGATAATTAGAAAATGAGGTAAATATGATTAAATTCAAAAGACAAGATGGAGGTTTGTCTTCTGATTCTCAGGCGTCTCCTCCTTCTTCATTGGCATATGGAGAACCTGCAATTGCCAGTGACGGCACTTTTTATGTAGGAAATGGAAGTGGCGGTGTTGCTAGTAAAGTAAAAAATTCTGATCATTCAGAAAATTCTAAAAAGGCTGAACATGCAACAGAGGCCGACCATTCATCCAAATCAGACAATGCAACAAACTCTGATCATGCTTCGTATGCAGATGACGCTAAAAATGGACAATGGGAATTCTTAGGTACTTATAAATTAGATGCATGGACTGGTAGTTCGAGTCCATTTAGTCAAACTGTTGAAGTGCTGCCTGTGTATGGAGAAGTTGTAATGACTGCTACAGCAAGACTTAGTAATCCAATGACAGAGCAGACAAATAGTTTTGATACAAATGAGAAGAAACTTGAAGCGCTCGGTTTGATCAATGCCGGAAAGTGCACACCAGGAGAAGGCACCGTTACAATACAGTGTAATAAAAAGCCGACGTGTGATATTGATGTTCATTGGTATGTAAATTTTTCTGAAGAATAAACATTGTAATTGGAATGAGGTTGAAACATGGACAAAAATGTATATGATGAAATAACATTTGAGAAAATTGAAGATCCTGATCTTGAAAGAGGTTTCATCTATCCTGGTCAAAGAATCTCTGGTTATACTGAAGAAACAACAAAAATAATGGAAGATACAGACGGCCTTCGATATATCGAGCCGTCTGTTCCTATTTATGAAGAGTGTTATCTGTATCATACTTACACTGCAGAAGATCGAGAGAACGAACTTGAAATTAAGGAAAACGAGCTATCGACTTTGTGTAATAAAGCAATCTCGGCAGGGAGCACTGTAAGACTATCTGATGGCACAGAGAAGAAATTTTCATACGCAATTGAAGATCAATCCAATGTGTCGGAAATGTTTAACGCAGTCCAGATCGGTGCGTCGGCATATCCGTATCATGCTGATGGTGAAGGCTGTGCAATGTATTCTGCCGTAGATATCGTATTGATATACTCTACTTTGTCTTCGTTGAAAACGGCTCAAATTACATATTTCAATCAGTTAAGACAATATTTGAGAGGCCTTGAGCTTGTTCCTGAAATAAAAGGCGTTCAATATGGCGATCCTTTAACGGGTGAATATCTTGAAACCTATAATACACTGATTCAGCAAGCAAGCGAAGAAATGAACAAGATACTTTCTGGAGTTGGTTTAAATGTTGGCTAAATATTTGTTTCTATTCTGGTTTGGCGGATCTACATATGCCACACTAGAGGTTTTGTGGAGAGGATATAGCCATTGGACAATGGTTGTGCTTGCCGGAACCGTGTTTGTGGTTATCGGTTTGCTTAATGAAATATGGACATGGAATACGCACTTTATAATTCAAGCTACAGTTGCAACGTTTATAGCAACTGTAGCTGAATTTATTTGTGGGGTTATAGTAAATATTTTCTTGGGATGGAATGTATGGGATTATTCCGATCTTCCTGGGAATTTTATGGGGCAAATATGTCCACAGTTTATAGTCTTATGGTTTTTTATATCTATTGTCGCAATTGTTTTGGATGACTATATACGGTGGAAATTTTTTTGCGAAGAAAAACCACATTATAGGTTTTAAGAAAGGCGGTGTACGATATGGCAGGATTTATGAGCGCTGGCGGTTCTGGAAAAATTGTAAAAGTTGATTTAGGAACAATTGGTTGCTGGAATGGCGGTGGGTCTATTAATGTAAAATCTAAACTTCCAGATTTATATGACAAATTGACATCCGATAACTTTTTCATTGAACCGGATCAATCTCGAGTTTTAGCTGGCGGAACAATCGACTGGAGCGGCGATAAATATTGGAGTTTTTCTAAATCTTATAACCCTTCTACTGGACTTTTGAGCATGAGCATGATGGGGCAAACACTACAAAGAGGTCATTTACACGGTGGGCTATCCAGCGGTCATGCGTATGCTGTATACGTTAAATAGCGAGGTATAGATAATGAAAACTTATGACGAAAACACCAAAAAAGAAATCCAGAATCCGGATTTAATAAATAATATTTGTACATATTGATGACTGTATAAAATGAGATATAAATAAAATTTAATTACAAAATAAATCGGAGGTAGCAAAATGACGAAACATCGTAAAATTCACGGGGGGGGGCTTTGTGACCTCCTAATTGTCACATTGCACAATATCTCAGAAGAAGGTGTTGTGTTATGGCATTGATGAGTTCTGGAGGAGAGATTTCTAAAAAACAACCAATTCTTTTAGTAAATTCAAATGTCCGAGCTGATAATTATTCAAAAACTGTAACAGGTTACGAAAATTACATATTTATTTATGCAACTGGTCACAATGGAGGACATTCTGTTACAGCTACGAATGCTACTGTAGTTAATTCTGTTGCATTAACTACCAACGATTTTGATGATGGAACATATAGAGATCTTGGACATTATGCGTGGATAAAATCAAACAATAAAAATGCATCTGTAACTATATCTGCAAAAGTTGGAAGTAACTATTACGGCGCTTCCAAAGTGGTTATTGTTGGATTTTAATTTAAACTAATATGTCAATCAAATTTATATATAAATTTGATTATCGTTAAAAGAGAATATGTATTCAGTAAATGAAATATATTTGGAGGTAGCAAAATGACGAAACATCGCGAAATTCACGGGGGGGGGCTGCTATAGCCCTATAATGTGCAAATTGCACAACACTTGTACTGGGGGTGTTATGCAATGGCACTAATGAGCGCTGGAGGAGCAAATAAAAATTCTTGGTATTTGAATATGTCAAGAACTGTTACAGAAGCGACAACGACCATTACTTTTCTTGAAAAAGGAACATATAAAATTAGTGGAACATATGACGCCGGATGGATATGTGGAACTAAAATAACGTGCAAGGGTGTCCAAAGAGGATATGTAGAAAATGGAAACTCCGGAAATTTGGATTTTACAATTGATGCAATTCCAAATGACACTCTTGTAATTTATCAAAAAACTGACCAGCAAGCGGTGTCAAATAGATACTGTCATACGAATTTGAATATTTTGAAAATTAAATAAGGAGAACTTAAAAATGACGACACAACGTAAAATAAATAGGGGGGGGGGGTACTGTAGACTAACCTCCCGTAATGTATACAATACCTCGAATGGAGGTGTTGTATCATGGCTTTAATGAGTGCAGCAGGAGTATCAAATAAAGAATTAAATAATAGGCCAGTCATATCAGAAGTTTGGTGCACACCAGATCCAAATCAAGGATTTGCCAGGGAGACATATGATACGAAGTATTTCAATTCGTCTTTAGTGTGCCAAAAAGCCTGTAAAATCAGGATTACAGTTACTGCATCGTCTAATGGCGATGGTGGCGTGTATGTATACGCGGGTGGTTCTGTTGTTATCAATTTTCAGCGAAACACCATAAAACAAACACACGTTACGAAAACTGTAGAGGTAAACATTTCTCCAGGACAACGTGTTTATGGTCAGTTTTATGGTGACTGGGCTTCGTGGTGGAATCTACGAGCTTTTATCATCTAATAATGTTAGATGTTTCAGAATTATATTAAAGGAGTGTTTATGAGACTTAAAAGTGGAGAAGTATGCCTTGCGTGGCCGTTGTCTAATCACATCATCACGCAAGGCTATTATTATAATGACGGTTCAATTCATAAAGCTATCGATATGCGAGCGATTGTAGGAACTCCAGTTTTCGCAGCAGAGGATGGAGAGATTACAATCGTTTATCATTGGAATGGTATCAGAACAGAAGGAGATACCAATTCATACGGAAACATGGTGAAAATGAAACATGCTCCGTGGAAAAATGGGACACTGGAAACATTGTATGCTCATTTGAATTCGACCTGCGTGAAGGTTGGGCAACAGGTAAAAACAGGAGACCTGATTGGGTATAGTGGAAATACCGGCAACTCGTTTGGTGCGCATTTGCACTTTGAAGTGAGATATAACGGAACAAGAACAAACCCATTAGTATGGTTGGATAATGATTTTTCTCTTGCCACTGGTAAAGAATATACATTTGGTGCCGGAGAACACAGTGTCGATACTGGCGTAGGTGTCGAAGATGGGCAGCCAGACAATGGATCTCAAGCATCAAACACTAATGGAAATCTTGATGGTGTATCTATCAATAATGAAATTTGGGGTATTGATGTATCTAAATATCAAGGTACTATTAACTGGAGAAAGGTTGCCGCTGCAGGTGTGAAGTTTGCAATACTGCGCGTCGTCTCAACGGATAAAAACGGAATTTATATTGATCCAACATTTGAACAGAACTATAAAAGCGCCACCGAGGCTGGAATCCCGGTAGGCGCTTATTTCTTTACCTATGCACAGTCTAAAGATACTCAGAATAAAGAAATGGAAATGATGTTTAAAGCTTTGGATGGCAAGAAGTTTGACTATCCGATTGCGCTCGATATAGAAGATACGGCAACTGCATCAATTGGTAAAGCGGCATTGACGGCACTTGTAAAACGCGGCCTAGATATTATTGATCAAAAGGGGTACAAGCCGATTTTGTATACCTACACAAACTATAAAAACAACTACTTGGACATGGGTTCATTGAAAGATTATGATTTATGGCTTGCGGACACTAGATCAAGTTATAACGGTCGTGGCAAGAGCGCAATTTGGCAATATGGACAAGAAACAATTGCTGGGATCACTGGAAAGTGCGATGTGAACTATTGCTATAAGATTTATTGCAAAGACGATTCTCAAGGTGGGTCTTCCGGACAGGGATCTGGAGAAGCGCAAAAGGCCATTACTCTGAATAAGGGAACATGGAATGTTCGTAAAGGTCCTGGGACGAATTATGCAAGCGTTGGAGTTATCACTAGCCCAGATCCTAAAACTGGGAAAGATGTGACAATAGGCTATGAATCAATCACAGATGGCTGGTATAAGACAATTTATGGATATATTGGACCCAGTGCTGTCAGCACTCAAAAGGCGATCACATTTAAACCAGGCACTTGGAATGTGAGAAAAGGACCAGGTACTGAATATTCAAGCGTCGGAACAATTGTTAGTCCAAGTCCGCAAAATGGTAAAACTGTAGTAATTGGTTATGAGTCAATTACAGATGGATGGTTCAAGACTGTTTACGGATACATTGGCCCTGGAGCGGTCCAAAGCTATACATAATACTGGAAAGGGGAATCATGATGAAGGAATCATTTAATGTTATGCGATTCTCCAAAAAAGTAATTATTTTTACGATGGGTGTTACGATTGCGTATGCAGTTGTTTATATGATTCTGTGTTTTATGATCAAGCAGCTCCCTGATTACAGCTTTAATGCTGGTATTTTTGCTGCTTTAAGCGCAGAAAACCTATGCAATGCCTGGATTAAAGTATGGGAGCACAAATCGAAAAAAGGAGAAACGTGTAGCACAGAATCTTCTGATGAAGAAGGTGTTTTCCACCCAAATGAACTTACAGGAGAAATTATTAACGTAGGAGACTGAATATGGAGCAAGGAATTGTTTATATTATTATGGGCGTTTTGAGTATCGCCCTGTTTTTTGTTGGTAGATATGTATTTCCGGCGGCTGGTAAAGTTATCCAGTCTGCCATGAACCTGCTTGAAGCATATCCAATGTTGTTTAAATGGGCAACCAGTGCTTGCCAGTATATTGCGAAATACTTCAATGATATCCCTGGAGAACAGAAGAACAAAAAGGCTGCGGAAATTATCATGCAGATTGCTTCTCAGGTTGGTATCGAAATGACAGAGGAACAGGCAAGAGCAATTGCGCAGGCAGCCTATGAGGCTATTAAAAATGGGACAGCAGAATCCGGGAAAGAAGGTGCTTTGATCCCTGAAGGGGTGGGTGTAAATGCCTAATCCAGAATTTGTATTTACCTTGAACGATGCTGTTGCATGGTTCTTGGCTGTGTGTGCCGGAATCGCATGTATTTCAGGTGCTGTTGCTGCGCTCACGAAGTTTGGAGCTTTTTTGAAAAAGCCAAATAAGGAGCAGGATGACAAAATCGAGGAGACGAAAAATGAAATCATTAGACTGACTGCTCGGGTAGAAGATCTCGAATCTGATAGTAGGCGGTTTTCTGAGCTTTTTGAGAAAGATAAGCGTAGATTGGATGCGCATGAAGAGTCTACGAATATGCTGTTGAAGGCTAACTTTGCGCTGCTTGGACATGCTCTTAACGGGAATAATGTCGAACAGATGCAGGGGGCCTTTAACGAGATACAGGAATACCTTTTTAATCGATAAATAAAAAAGAACCATTTTTATATAAATGGTTCTGTGATCGCGTTTCAGAAACTTGTGAAGCCTGAGACCTTTGAAGATTCTGCGGAAACTTCAAATCATATTTGTTATGCGTTGACAAATTACATAAACTAATGTAATATTAAGTGTAAAGAAGACAGAGACGTATCCTAAATAGACGGCGCCTCGGTAACTTCTTTAGTACGTTTGGTCAACGCACATATCGAAGCCACCTAGTGCAAGTAGGTGGCTTCACTTTTTATTAGAATTGAATATTGCACAAACGGCGACAATAACGCCTGTCCACGTGCCTAAACAACCTAATACTGTACATATGGATATCAAATCCATAAGCATCACCTCCTGACATGATAAATTGCCAGAAGGCTAAAGTGTTCGACCTCCTTTTGCCTTCCGGCTACTGGGAGGTGCCGCCTAACGTCTATGGAATAAAATCTTTGACTGGATACGTCTCTGTCTTCCAGTAATATTATATTTAGATTCGGATATATTGTCAAACCAGAAACAGGGTTTCAGTTATTGGAACCCTGTTTTTTAGCAAATTAAATAACGATATTACGTTTAATTGTGCATAGTTCCGAAAATACACGTGTGAACGCGAAAGTCATTGTATCAGTTCGCTATTTTGTCGCTGCAACAAGAAAATCCCGGAAAGCATATCAGCTAACCGGGATTTTGTTTTTTGTTCAAACATTTAGTGCACTATTCGTCTTTGCGTAATTCTATGTGTATGACGGCATGTACAAACATAGAATTATTATGTAGGTTTAAGTATGTAATGTCGTTTAAAAATCAGCACATCTGATTAGCAAGAACAACGGCTGGCAGCATTTTTCCTCGTCGTTCTCCTACCCATCCAGAGAATAACCGTGTCGCAGATCGTCTGGCTTGTGCAGGGTTTGGAAGGTTGTTAAATGCAATTTCTGCGACCTGTGATACTGTCAACATTTCTCCATAGCCTTTGCTTCTGATTTGCTGTAGCACATCACGGAATCCATCTTTTTCTCTCAACGAAACACTCCTTTTGATTCTGCATAATATAATATTTGTTTATTGTTATTGACTGATATACGCCATATATGGTATAATAACACTGGGACATGAGCTCTTCATGATTCGTGTTGCGAATCATTTTTTATATTATAGCACCACATTTGTTGTAGACAATATGTATCATATGTACAAAAAAGTCTGATTGAAACGTGCAACAAATGTACAAAATTACATATTAGCTTATTCTCTTAAAATTAAATTATCTTCCTGTAGCGTTGTACATATTACGGCACATGATTCCTGTGTTATAGTAGGAATGAATGGTTGCCGTAAGGTTCCCATTTAAAATCTACAGGAGGCAATATGACAAAAGGTAAAAAGAAACTGCGTTCCGATGGACGAGCCGAAATTTGTCGTACAATCAATGGCAAAGTACGTCATTTTTATGGAAAAACAAAGCGGGAGGCTGAAGAAAAATATAAAGCAGCTCTGCTGGTAGAGGCGAAGAAAAAAGAAAGTGGAGCACTCTTTGAAGAAGTGGCCGCTGAGTGGTGGGAATCGTACCAGAAGAAGATCAAGCAGGGGACTGCAAGAGCCTACAAGGGAAGCTATCAAGTTGTTGTAAAGCGTTTTTCTGGGTATGGAATGAAAGAGATCACTCCTGGAATGGTAAACACTATGGGCCTCGAATTTCAGGCACAAGATAAAGCAGAGAGAACTGCGCAAAATGCCAGGTCTGTGTTGAGTCTGATTTTTAAATACTGGTGTGTTCGTGATAACGAAACTTATAATCCTGTTCCTCTGGTGGACCTTCCAAGGGGCATGAAACGAACAGAAAGACAGCCGCCCACACCAGAACAGATCACGGCAGTAAAACAACATCCGCAGGGGTTCGGTCTGTGCGCCTGGTTATTTATGTATACAGGGTGTAGACTAGGTGAAGTGCTTGCTCTACAATGGAAAGACATCGATTTCGAAGTAGGCGTAATCAGGGTATCGAAATCGGTAGCATGGATCAATAATCAGCCGGTGATACATGAGCCAAAAACCAAAAATTCCGTGCGTATTGTGCCGCTGCTTGGGCCGCTACGAGACGTTCTGAAAGACAGAATCGGAAAGCCTGACGAGTATATTCTTGGTGGAGAAAAGCCGTTGACAGGCACGTCATATCAGCGCAGGTGGCAGTATTACTGTAAAGGTGCCGGACTTGCTGAAGGCATAGAAAAAACGCGGATTCAAAATGGTAAGAGAATACGATACATGTTCTGGAAACCTCTAGTGACAGCTCACCAGTTCAGACATGAGTTTGCAAGTGCACTCTACGAGGCTGGTGTAGGGGAGATGGAAGCCCAGAAAATTCTAGGCCATGCTGATATCTCTACAACCAGAAAGGTGTATACGCATATACGCGACACGCAAATAGTTGCGGCAGCGCAAAAGCTTGAAGATTATTTTTCTATCGTAGAAAAATCGTCAGGTACTCAAAATGGTGCGTAGGTACGAAAAATAAAACAGGTTCAAATCCTGTTAGCCGCACCATCTTTGAAATATCGCGTTGTGATACCAGTTTTAGATATCACAGCGCGTTTTTTATTAGTACAAGGGAGGTGCCGTTTTTTGAATGAAGCTGTTTTACTGGCCGGCTCGGTGATTCTGATCTGTATTTTGATCAGTCGTTTTCTGGAAAAGATCCCGGTACCCTCCATGCTCATCTTTATCGTGCTGGGCATGTTTTTTGGGGAGGATGGCGTGCTTCGCATCGCCTTCAACGACTATGAGTTTGCCGACGATATTTGTCTGGTCAGTCTGATATTTATTATGTTTTACGGCGGGTTTGGTACCAACCTCAAGGTGGCTCGCCCGGTGTTGTCCCGCTCGGTCGTGTTGTCCACGGTGGGGGTAGCCGGAACAGCCGGGGCGGTGGCTCTGTTTACTCGTTTCTTCCTTCAGGTGCCCTGGCTGGAAAGTATGCTTATCGGTGCGGTACTTTCCTCTACTGATGCGGCGTCGGTGTTCAGCATCCTGCGCAACAATAAGTTGGCACTCAAATACCGCACCGACTCGCTGTTGGAAGTGGAATCCGGTTCCAATGATCCCATGTCCTATATGCTTACCGCCGTCACCCTGGCCTTGATGGCAGGGGAGAGGCCCTTCATTCCCTTACTGCTACTCCAACAGATTTTGCTGGGCATATTAGGCGGTTTGACTGTAGGGGCTGCCACGGTATGGTTGTTGCGGCAAAGCTTGCTGGGCAGCAAGCAGAATCGAACGGTATTGCTGTTTGCGTCGATGCTGTTAGCTTACGCGTTGCCGTCGGTATTGGGTGGCAACGGATATCTCAGCGTGTACTTGTGCGGTATTTGGTTGGGGAATACATCTATCACCCAAAAGCGGTATCTTGTTCACTTTTTTGATGTGCTGACCGATGTTTCCCAGGTTATCGTATTTTTCCTGCTTGGATTGCTGGTCACACCGGCAGAACTGCCGGAAGTGCTGTTTCCCGCAATCTTTGTTATGCTGTTCCTGACCCTGGTGGCGCGACCTGCCGTGACGGCTGCGCTGATGCTGCCTTTCAAAGCCCCCTGGCAGCAGATTGGCCTGGTTTCCTGGGCGGGACTGCGGGGCGCATCCTCTATCGTATTCGCCATTGCGGCTGTGCTTAGTGGTATAGAGACCCGTTATAACTTGTATAATCTGGTTTTCTGCGTGGTATTGCTGTCCATTGCCCTGCAAGGCTCTCTGTTGCCTAAGGTGGCGGCACGGCTCGAAATGATCGATCATAACGGGGATGTGGCCAAGACATTCAGCGACTATCAGGAGGAAAGCAATATTGATTTTATAAAAATCCATATTGATGCTGCCTGCCCCTGGTGCGGGTGCACACTGCACCAGCTGTCACTTCCGCCAGAGTTGATGGTTACCATGATCGTGCGCGGAAAACAAACCATCGTTCCAGACGGCAGTACGCGGCTTTTGGCAGGGGATCTGATGGTTCTGGCAGCTCGGGCGTTCGAAGATAGAGAAACTCTCTCTCTTCATGAGATGAATGTGGAGCGGGGGAACCGCTGGGCCAAATGTGCTCTGTCTGAAATTTCTCTGCAGGATGGTCGCCTGGTGGTATTGATCAAGCGCGGAGCTGAGACTATGATCCCTACGGGCCGCACTATGATTGAACCGGGAGATATCTTGGTTTTGGCAGAATCTACGACCGACCACGAAGTACAAAAAGCATGACCACGGTGTAAACACAACCGGACAACTCAGCAGACTATAAGCCGAACCATTGTATGTATGCGGCTATAGATAAAATCTGCTGTGTTGCCCGGTTTCCTTTTATATCATAGTGGGAAGGTATCTCTCAACTTTTGGAAAAGCACCTTGGCAGTACAGAAATAAAATGACGGAATATACAATAAAAAAAGAACCGACAAACTTTGTCGGTTCTTTTTTGGTGGGAGCTGGTGGATTCGAACCACCGAAGCATTAAGCAGCAGATTTACAGTCTGTCCCCATTGGCCACTCGGGAAAGCTCCCTTATTTAGTTGTCTGCGCCCGCTCCCGAGTGCTTAATTATTATAGCAAACCAAAAAGAAAAATGCAAGCCTTTTTTTGATTTTTTTTTGATTTTTTTTTGATTTTTTTTTGATTTTTTTTGAAAAAATCAAAACGGATTTGAAAATGACGATGCTTAGTTGAAAAGCAGTGGCGGGAAGGGCGGAAGGGGCGGGGTGTAAACGAAGAAAAGCATTTAGTGGGTTATACTTCTGCATTGCTGTTGAAAAGCGTTTTTATGTATGACCACGGAGGGAAAGATGGGGGACGACTTTTATAGGTGACTTCCGCTTGGCCTTTGTAGAGAGCGCACTGAGCTGTATAAAGCTATGTCATATACTTTTGCAGTGTGGAAGCAACGGAACTTGCATTTCTTCAATAAATCAGCTATAATAACAAAGTTGTATTTCACAGGCGCACCATAGTAAAAAGTGACATAGCTGTCTTAACGCTCTATAAATACTGAAATAGAAGGCGGCTTACTAAGTGACGATTGAGTCGCCTTAGGTGGAAAAAGTGAATAAGTTTGAAATGAGTCTCAGTAGCTCAGCTGGATAGAGCACGCGCCTCCTAAGGTTGCGTTACAACGGCCACCTCAAAAAAAACTAAATAAGGGATTGCAGTTCGACTTTGATCGGGCTATAATCATATATCAGACACGTCCATATAGCTCAGCTGGATAGAGCACACGCCTCCTAAGCGTGGGGTCGGAGGTTCAAATCCTCTTATGGACGCCAGTGAACAACGCCGAAAGCCTTTGTTTTCAAGGGTTTTCGGCTTTTCTTATATAAAAAGCTACGAAAAAGCTCTTTCACTGTATGAGATAAAATTCTACTCCAAAATTTGATTTTTGACAACCCCTCCAGAATCGAACGGTTGTTATAAGACAAAATCGCCAGCTAATTTTTAGCAGAAAACGGGCTGTTCTTGCTAATGAAAATGCCCTTCCTGCTAATCAGCCCCAAAATCGTGCCAAAAATCCAGCTAATCAAAAAAGGCGGATGTTTTGAATACCATGCAGTTATAGCAGATAAAATTAAATATCGTTATGTACATAGAGCGTCTATTTGCCCCGCATTGGGGATGGATAGGCGCTCTTTTTTTATGCCCAAACCCATGGGCAAATACAAGAGATTGGAGGTGTTTTATTTGAGCAAGCCTGTTTATACCGCAGACAAGCCGAGCGACTGTCATTACTGCTACTTCTGGACGAATGGCAGAAAGGGCTGCCGTCTGGGTAGAAATAATTGCTACTACTTAATCTCTTTGCCGCCGAAACCCAAGTCGGAATGTGATGGCTGTCCCTATGGGCGAGATCACCCGTGCATTGGTTGGTGTACGAAGAAGGTTATGCGTGAAGTGGGGCTTCGTTGATATGGATGTGTATGAACAGGAATACCGCTTCTACTATTTTGCCCGATGTCCTTACGAAAAGACGGATACGACTTTCCGCAGCATTCCGCTGACAACAGAAAGTTTTCCGCAGAAAGAAGGTGGTGAAGCCGTGTGAGTTTTGATTATTTTTACGGTCAGCAATCCGATCTATTCACATTCTATCGAGTTCCGAAGGTGTTGTTCACGAACGAGAGGTTCTGGAATATTTCTGCCGATGCCAAGATGCTGTATGGCATTTTGCTTGACCGCATGAGCCTGTCTGCCAAGAATGGTTGGATAGATAAAAACGGTAGAGTGTATATCATTTTTACAATCGACGAAGCGAAGATGGCTCTGAACTGTGCTGAACAAAAGGCTATCAAGCTGCTCAGTGAACTTGAGAAGAAAGCAGGATTGATTGAACGTAAGCGCCAGGGTTTGGGAAAGCCCAACCTGATCTATGTGAAGAACTTTATCTCTGCTGTGGATTCACAACTCTTGAATTGTGAAAATCACAATTCTGGAACAATGGAAATCACAACTCAAGAACTTCCGAAATCACAATGTAATAATACTGATATTAAAAATACTGAATTTAGTGATACTGATTCTATCTTTCCTTCCGGAAATGGTGGAATGATGGACGAGAATGACCGGTATCAAGAATACTTTGATTATTTCTCGGATCAGCTCAGTATGGATTTGTTGAAGAAGGATTACCCTTACGATTCCGAAATGCTGGATAACATTCTGGAGTTGATCGTTGAAACAGTTTGCACGAAGCGACCGTTGATTCGCATTGGTGCAGAGGAGCGTCCGGCAGAAATTGTCCGCAGTCGGTTTATGAAACTGAATGCCGAACACATTCGATATGTTATGGACTGCTTCAAGGAGAACACCACAAAGATTAGAAATATCCGTCAGTATATGCTGACTACGATATACAATGCGCCGACGACAATAGACACCTACTACGATGCTCTTGTTCGGCACGATATGTCACACGGATATTTGGAAGGAGGATTTAAGAAATTGAAAATGAAGCGAGAGGAAGGAGAGTGACGATAAATGTCGAAAAAAGCAACCATCATTGCGGTGGTCAATCAGAAAGGAGGCACTGGAAAGACCACCACCACCGAGAATCTGGGCGTTGGCTTGGCTCTTGAAGGAAAAAAGGTGCTTCTGGTAGACACCGATCCCCAGGCTTCCCTGACGGTCAGTTTGGGCAATCCCTGCCCGGATGATCTGTCTCCGACACTTTCCGATCTGATGGGAAAGATTATGATGGAAAACCCTATTACTCCCGATGAAGGGATTCTTCATCATCCGGAGGGCGTTGATTTGGTGCCGTCCAACATCGAACTCTCAGGTATGGAGGTAGCACTGGTCAATGCCATGAGCCGGGAAACCATTCTCCGGCAATACCTGGATACAGTCAAACAGAATTATGATTACATTCTTCTTGACTGTATGCCGTCTTTGGGTATGCTGACCGTCAATGCGTTGGCAGCTGCCGACAATGTGCTGATACCGGTTCAGGCAGCATACCTTCCTGCAAAGGGTCTGGAACAGCTGCTTGGAACCATCAACAAGGTCAAGAGGCAAATCAACCCGAAACTGAGGATTGAAGGGATTCTTCTGACGATGGTGGACAGCCGCACCAACTACTCCAAAGACATCAGCAATCTGATTCGGGAGAGCTACGGCGGAAAGCTGAAGGTTTACAAGACCGACATTCCCCGCTCTGTCCGTGCAGAGGAAATCAGCGCAGAGGGAACCAGTATCTTCAAGCATGATCCCAAAGGCAAAGTTGCCGAAGCCTATAAAATTCTGACGAAGGAGGTGTTAAACAATGCAGAAAAAAGGCGCAAACATCAGCTTGAAGGGGTACGATGATATTTTCTCCACCGATCAATCCAGAGCTGAAGCCCAGCAGGAGCGTGTGCAGGAAATTCCGCTTTCTGAGCTACACCCCTTTGAGGGACACCCCTTCCGTGTGGTTGATGATGAAGAAATGATGAAAACGGCAGAGAGCGTCCGAGATTTCGGAGTTCTCACTCCTGCGATTGTCCGTCCTGACCCCGACGGTGGTTATGAAATCGTTTCTGGTCACAGGCGGCACCGGGCATCGGAGCTTGCGGGTAAGGAAACCATGCCTGCGATTGTTCGTGACCTGGACGATGATGCAGCCATTATTTTGATGGTTGATGCGAATTTGCAGAGGGAGAGTATCCTGCCGAGTGAAAGAGCATTTGCTTATAAGATGAAGCTGGATGCGATTAAACATCAAGGTCAACGCACCGATTTAACTTCATCCCAAGTTGGGATGAAGTTGCAGGCAATGGATATAGTCGGTCAGGAGGCAGGAGAAAGCAGAAATCAGGTACACCGTTATATCCGTCTGACCGAACTGATTCCGGAACTGCTGGATATGGTAGATACGGGTCAGATCAAATTCAATCCTGCGGTGGAGCTTTCCTATCTGGCAAGTGAAGAACAGAAGGATTTTCTTTCTGCAATGGATTATGCTCAAGCAGCTCCTTCCCTTTCGCAAGCACAGCGAATTAAAAAGCTCGCACAGGAGGGCGAGTGTACGCTGGATGCGATGTGCGAGATTATGAATGAAATCAAGAAGGGAGAGCTGGACAGAGTAACCTTCAAAACGGATTCGTTGCGAAAATACTTCCCGAAGTCCTATACCAACAAGCAGATGGAGGATAAAATCATTCAGCTTTTGGAGCAATGGCAGAAAAAAAGAGAAAAATCAATGGAAAGGTAAGGTAAAAAATGTTTACACCCAAAAACATTCAGGGCGCTTTGGAAGAACTCTACGACCTTTGCGATCCTGATTATATGGTAGATATGCTCGTAAACTACAGTGAGGAGTTCGATGATATTTCTCCTGCGCTTCTGGCAAAGTCGTTTCAGAAAAATGCCGAGATGATTAGCGAGTATCGAGTATTGTCCTCTGCTGGTGAGGGTATCGACTATCAGGGAAAGGTACTTCTGAACAGCAGAGCCGTGCGGCTTCTGTCCTATGTAGAAGATATGAGCGGCGATGAAAAAGTTCGCACGATTCAGAGCAAGGAGCTGTGGTTAGCAGAAGATATGACATTCTATGTGGTGTCCTGTATGTCTACGATCACGATGGACAAGGAAGAAGCCATTTGTCTTAACGAACACCGCAGCGTGGTTACTACGGTGGAATGCGAGGACGATATTTTCTTCGACATGGGTTCCCTGATTTGCGAACTGGACGATATTTGCTTGTTCGAGCTTTTAGCCGATGTGGATGCGACTATTTATGAACTGTAACAGGTTCATGGATGGTCGCTTTTCTTATTTCCAAAGAAACGGAGGTATCGAAACTTGAAAGAATACGATGTGAAGATCACCGAAACCTTGGAGAAAACGGTTACGGTGCAAGCAGAATCTCACGATGCGGCAGAGGAACAGGTTAGAGCCGCTTATTACAATTCGGAGTACATTCTGGACTCCGAAAACTTTACCGGTGTTGCGTTCGGCACGACCGAGGAACGGGAGGTTCAGAAAGAACAGGCAGATACCATGAATGTGTTGCTGGTAAAGCCGTTCATGTATCCGCAGGCTGTGCAGATCGGCTGTGAGCTGGAGGATTTGCAGAAAGCCGTAGGTGGCGATATTGAGGCAACTTATCCGTTCAATGAGCCGGTTGCACTGGTGATGCACGACGAAGGTAAACTCGTAGGCAAAGAACTGAACCGTGCGCTGCGTGATGATGACGGCGATATTTATGACATTATCGCCGGTGATTTTCTGGTTGTGGGATTGGGCGAGGATGATTTTTGTTCTCTGTCCCCGGAACTGATGAAGCAGTTTGAGGAACACTTTCATCAGCCTGAGACTTTTGTACGCATGGGGCGCAGCATTATGGCGCTTCCCCTGCCGGATGACATGGTGAAGAAAGAAGATGCACCTGTCAAAGCTGATTCGGTTCCCCACAAAAGTAACCCTGACCGAGATGTTCTGTAAGGAGGTTCTTATGCAAAGAAATTCGACGATTGGAGAGCTGATGGAGCGAAAGCGGATTCAGGATGGTGCCAAGGAGTACCAGGGACATACCTATATGGACTTGGCACGATTTGATGACGCCACCAAGCACATGATTATTTTCGATGTGCTGACCGATGAATCGCCTGTCGGTTGGAAAGGCGAAAGAAATCGCCTGTATTTGAGCGATGTGGGTTATCAGAAGGCTCTGGATAACCAGAAAGCTGGCAATATCAAGATTATCAGCCATGCCGCAGTTGCCAAGGGCAATCTGTATTACGACCACAGAGATATGGCACGATAATCTGTTCACTCTACTGCTTGCAGGAGGTGATGAATCATGCAGGAAGAAGTTGAAAACAGAACAGTAAACCTGGCGATCAGCACAACCAAGCTGACGGGGCGCACTATCATTGCCGGTATCCGCAAGTATTTGCAGCACCGGGAAAAAGTGAAGATGAAAAAGGCACGAGACCCTGCCGTTCATGGAAAGCAATCCGTGAAACAGCTTTTGGGACAGAATCAGGGTGCTACGAATGTTGAGATCGACAAAGAGAGTATCCGTGATTTTGAAAAGCTCGCCAAGAAGTATGGCGTGGACTTTGCCGTAAGAAAAGATAAGTCCGTTGATCCTCCCCGGTTTCTTGTTTTTGTCCGTTCTAAAGATGCAGATGCTTTGGATGCAATCTGCAAGGAACATCAGGCAAGGGCATTAACCAAGAATGAAAAGCCGAGCGTTCTGGCGCAGCTGAAGAAGTTCAAGGAAATTGTCGCAGCGATTCCGAAGAAGGTTCGAGAGAAGAAACAGGAGCGTGATCTGTGATGGATAAGAGAAAAATGAAAAAGCTCCTGATTCTGAATTTACCGTATTTTCTGGTAGGGTTGTTCGCTACGAATTTAGGAGAAGCATGGAGATTGGCTGAGGGGGCAGATTCATCTGCGAAAATCCTCAGCTTTTTTCATGCCCTTCCGATAGCCCTGAACAATCCGTTTCCCAGCTTTCACCCGTTGGATTTGCTGATTGGTATTCTCTGCGGCGCAGGACTTCGGCTGGCTGTCTATCTAAAAGGCAAAAACGCAAAGAAGTACCGACACAATGTTGAGTACGGTTCTGCTCGTTGGGGAACGGCAAAAGATATTGAGCCGTTTATTGCACCAAAGTTCGAGGACAATGTGATCCTGACGAAAACGGAGCGGCTGATGATGAGCAATCGCCCGAAGAATCCTGCCAATGCCCGAAATAAGAATGTTCTGATTATCGGCGGTTCGGGTTCCGGTAAAACTCGCTTTTGGTTGAAGCCAAACCTTCTCCAGATGCACAGTTCCTATGTGGTCACTGACCCGAAAGGCAGCATCGTGATTGAGTGCGGCAACGCCCTTTTGAAGCATGGCTACACCATCAAGATTTTCAACACCATCAACTTTCAGAAGTCGATGCACTATAACCCATTTGCCTATATCCATTCAGAAAAAGACATTCTGAAACTGGTGACAACGCTGATTGCCAACACAAAGGGTGATGGAAAAGCCGGTGATGAGTTCTGGACGAAGGCGGAAACGCTGCTCTACTGTGCCTTGATCGGATATATCCACTATGAAGCTCCGGTTGAGGAACAGAATTTCTCCACCCTGATTGAGTTCCTGAACGCAATGGAGGTGCGGGAAGATGATGAGGAGTTCCAGAACCCGGTGGATCTGATGTTTGAAGCCCTGGAAAAGAAAAAGCCGAATCACTTTGCAGTCCGTCAGTATAAAAAATACAAGCTGGCTGCCGGCAAGACCGCTAAGTCGATTTTGATTTCCTGCGGCGCTCGTCTGGCTCCTTTTGATATTCAGGAGGTCAGAGATGTGACTGCCTATGACGAGTTGCAGTTGGATACTCTCGGAGATAAGAAAACGGCGCTCTTTCTGATTATGTCAGATACGGATGCGACGTTTAATTTTTTGATCTCCATGATTTACACACAGCTGTTCAACTTGTTGTGCGAGAAAGCAGATGATGTGTACGGCGGCAGACTGCCGGTTCATGTGCGCTGCTTGATTGATGAGATGGCAAACATCGGTCAGATTCCCAATCTGGAAAAACTGGTAGCGACAATCCGAAGCCGTGAAATATCGGCTTGCCTTGTTCTCCAGGCACAATCACAGCTGAAAGCCATTTATAAAGACAATGCCGATACCATCATCGGCAACATGGATTCCCGAATTTTCCTGGGTGGTTCTGAGCCAACCACGCTCAAAGAACTGAATCAGGCATTGGGAAAAGAAACTATCGACACCTACAACACCTCCAACACCAGAGGTAACAGCCCGTCTTACGGCTTGAATTATCAGAAGTTAGGCAAAGACCTTGCGAGCGTAGATGAGCTTGCGGTTCTGGATGGCAGCAAGTGTATTTTGCAGTTGCGTGGTGTCAGACCGTTTCTTTCTGACAAGTACGATCTGACGCAGCACCCCAATTATAAGTACACATCAGACTTTGATAAGAGAAATGAGTTCAACATTGAGCAGTTTCTGAGTCGAAGGTTGAAGCTCAAGGCAGGTGATGAGTTTGTGGTAGTCGATGCGGATTAAGGAGGTTTCTGTTTGGAAAATCTGAAAACGGTATCTGCCCTGGTTAAGAACATCTTGGAACACGACCACAAGGCAAGAAATACCGACAATCATTTGTACCTGATGGTACTGGAACACTATTCCGGTCTGCGTGGCATCGACATTCATGCCATGACGGTTCCTGTGTTTTTGAAGGAACTGGATAGACGCAGCTTTCCGGGGTTTGAAACTGTCCGCAGAAGCAGACAGAAAGTGCAGGCAACCTACCCTGACCTTGCTCCCAGTGAAGCCGTAGGCAAGCGCAGAGCAAAAAATGAGGTTGTATATCGAGAATTTGCAGAAAGCGAGGTGTAAAAAAAATGACTTGGTGGATCACGGATACCTCTATTGGGCAGCGATTGAAGTTCGTTAGACGATTTCGCCGCCTTACCCAGAAAGAGCTTGGACTCCTGATGGGGTATTCCGAGAAAACAGCGGATGTCCGTATTGCTCAGTATGAGAAAAACGCTCGAACCCCTAATGCAGAAACCACAGCGAAACTCGCAGAGGTTCTGAAGGTTTCACCTGTCGTTTTTTCACCGACAATCTGTGCTTCTCGTGAAGATTTGTTGCAGTCAATGTATTGGCTGTTTCTTATGAAAGGTGGTGGTGATATATATGATTGTGAAACTGAATATGCAAGAAGCAGAATGGAACAGAAACTTGGCGTGATAACCGTCGAGGAGTTCCTTGAAAAGATTCTCGTAAACTAAGCCTTCCGTCCGGTTTTGATGCCGGTAGTACGGAGGGCTTTTTCTATTCTCAAAACAATTTCAAATTTTAGGAGGAAAATATTATGGCATTTTTCAATAGCGCAGTAACCGTTCTTCAGACTCTCGTTATCGCTCTGGGCGCAGGTCTTGGCATCTGGGGTGCAATCAATCTGCTTGAGGGCTACGGCAACGATAACCCCGGCGCAAAGTCCCAGGGCATGAAGCAGCTCATGGCTGGCGGCGGTGTTGCCCTCATCGGCACCACCCTTGTACCTCTGCTCTCCGGACTGTTCGGTTAATCACAAAACAAGGAGGTAATCGCCTTTGGACAGCATACTCCAACAGATCACAGACTGGCTGAAAGA